TCAGGTGACCAGCCCCAGCCGGTCCAGCTGCCGGGCGTGCTCCGTGCCGGTGGAGAGCAGGTAGATCCGGGTTGTCTCAATGGAGCTGTGCCCCAGGACATCCGCCAGCTTGACCACATCCCGGCACACCTGGTAAAAAGCCTGGGCAAAGAGATGGCGCAGGTTGTGGGGAAACACCTTGGTGGGGGCTACGTCCGCTTTTTTGCAGATCCCCTTCATCTCCGCCCAGATCTGCCTGCGGGACAGGCCCTTTCCGTTTCTGGTGAGAAAGATCTCGCCGGAGGCGATTTTTTGTTTTCGGGCGTATTTTTGCAGCTTCCGGCACAGCTTTCCGGGGATCAGGATGGTGCGGATCTTCCCCTTCAGGCTGATTTCGGCCCGCCCCGCCCCGGCGGCCTCCACCGTAATGTACCTGACCTCCGACACCCGTATGCCGGTGGCGCAGATGGTCTCCATCAGAAGGGCCAGCCGGGTCTTCCCCATGTCCTTGGCGGCCTCCAGCAGGCGGGTGTAGTCCGCCCTGCTCATCTCCCGCTCCCTCCTGCGGAACAGCCTGCGCTGGATGCGCAGGTATTTTACGCAGCACTCCTGCCGTCTCAGAAACCTGAAAAATTTATTCAGGGCCGACAGCTTGGAGTTGACGGTCTCCGGGCACAGCTGCGAGGCGCGCAGGTATTCCTTCCAGCCGGCCGCCGCGTCCTTGCCCAGGGGCCGGGCCCCCAGCCAGGCCACGAAGCTTCGGATGTCCCGCAGGTATTTCCTGATGGTGGCGGGCACACGCTCCTCCGATTGCAGATGACGTTTGAATGCGCTGATCTGAGCGTTTGGGATGGCGCCGTAGTCCATATAAATGACTCCCTTCACCAAATTGATGTTTTCTCTGTCTGCGGCAAATGCGGCGCCGCAGTTTAAGTTCAACGCCTATACGCCCCTATGGACGTGCATTCCTCATCCCATGAGGCGGGGACCGGCCCCCCGCAAAAGACAGCCCCGCCCAATCCGAACAACTGAAAACAATTTGTCCAGATCAGGCGGGGCCGTTCAGTTTGGCTTAGCGCTGCAAAATCGCTTTTCCCGGCCCGCCAAACCGGGGGCCGCAAGGCCGGCCTTTGGCTTTGTGGGAAAAGGAGGGACAGCGGATCAAGTGCACCCTGTCTTTAGAAAAAGCCGGGGCAAGCTTATGTATCGCTTGCCCCGGCTTGGTGCGCTGGACGGCGCAAAACACGAACCGCCCAGCCCGTCACCCTCGACCGCGCTCTCCACGAGATCCAGCGTCACCTTGCAACGCTCGCCGGTGTAATTCAGTACCAGCACCAGCTTGTCGTCGTCGTAGAGGTACACGGAATTGAGAAAAGTGTCCACCAAAAAGGCCCGATAACCTTCGTCTGAGACGTCCCCGTCCCTGAACCGCTCCAGAAAGTAGACCACCTGATCCCGCTCCAGCGTCGGCTCCGCTATGAGCTGCTGGGCGATCCCCTTCTCGATCTGGACGCGCTCTGCCTCCAGCTCCATGAGGCGCGACTTCGTGCTGGGCGTTATGATCCCGGCCTCAATCGCTGCGAGCATATTCTGGATCGCCTTCTCGTTTTCCTTCTGGCGGGCTTCAAGTGCCCGGAGGGCGCTCTGATCCTTCTCCCGCTGCTGAAACTCCATGCACCGATCCGCGACCTCGTTCACGAAGTCGTCGGAGTGTATCAGATCCACCAGCTCGTCAACCACCAGCTGCTCGATCCACTCCTTCTGGGCCCGCTCCTTCTGGCACTTATGCACCCGGCGGCCGTTGCATGTGTAATAGTTATACACCCGGCCGCTCCGTCCGGTGCCTCCGTCGCCCGTCATAGGCTCGCCACAATGGCCGCAGAACAGCTTCGCGGTGAGCAGAAAGCTGGTGGCTCTGTCTGCTGCCGGTGCCCGGTGGTGCTTCTCCACCATGCCCTGACACCGATCGAACAGCTCCCGATCCACTATGGCCGGGATCCCGTTCTCCACCCGTATGTCGCGGAACTCGTACACGCCGACGTATTTCTCATTCTGGAGGATCCGGCGCAAACTGTTTTTATTGAACAGCCCGCCGCGACTCGTCCGGTAGCCTTCATCATTCAGGCGCGTGTATATATCCTTCGCCCGCTCGCCTGCTGCGTATTCCTCGAAGATCCGGCGAACGATCGGAGCCGTGGCCGGATCTATCTCAAAACGGCCGTCCGGGCCCTTCCTGAGTCCAAGCACCGTCTGGCCCAGCGTTTTGAGCTCCAGAGCGCTGTCATAATACCCGCGCTTCACGTTCTGGCTCAGGTTTTCGCTGTAATACTCAGCGTAGCCCTCCATGACTGACTCCAGAATAATGCCCTCCGGCCCCTCCGGGATCGACTCCTTCGCGTAGAATATACGGACGCCGTTTCTTTTCAGCTTGTACTTGTACATGGCCGAGTCGTACCGGTTACGGGCGAAACGATCCATTTTCCAGCAGATCACGGCCTGAAAGACTCCGCGCTCACAATCCCGGAGCATACGCTGGAAGTCCGGCCGCTTGTCTGATCTGCCGGTGAGGGCCTTGTCTACATATTCACCCACGACCGTGAGGCCGTTCCTCCGGGCGAAGTCGTGGCACTCTCTGAGCTGTCCCTCTATACTTTCTTCACGCTGGCCGCTGCTGGAGTACCGGGCATAAATGACCGCCGGGATCAGCGGGGCCGCTTTTTTCTGTGCCATTATGCCCCACCCCCTGAAAACAGAACAGCGGCCGCCTTATAGATCGCTGTCCCCTTGTGCGGGTGAATATAGTCCACTGGCTCTCTACCGTTAAGGGATCGCAGCAGCGCCGGATCGGCAGCCACCTGATCCGCGAAGTCGTAAAACGAACCGACAGCCGGATCCTCCAACATATTGCCAAGGCCGGAGCCTTGCAAACTCTGGCGCACAGCATAGCCAAACAGCGCCGCCCGATCTCGCTCTCCAGTCTGGCCGACAATCTGCCGGAGCAGCCCGGCGGCCCCAATGAAAGCGGAGAACCGGACACCAAGACCGACAGCCAGCGCCACAAGTTCAGGGCCCGGACTCTCCAGATCGTCCTCACCCGTCGCCCGGCTAATCATGCACGAGGCGTCGTCCTTCGTGATCCCGTCCGGGATAAACACGCCGAGATCCTTCAAGTATGCAAGCTGCCGCTCCGTGGGCTCACTGAGCACCCTCGGCTCGTAATTCAGGAAGCAGCCAAGAGCTCCGGCCGGTTTTCCAAACTCCAAGTGAGAGAGCTCGCCGATCGGCTCCGCTTTTTTGTACTCATGCCGGACGGTGACGGCGACCTCGATCCGCTGCGCTGGCTCCGTTTTTTCCTTCGGGGGCTCCGGCAGCTTTTTGAGCTTCTCATGCACCGGACTGTCTGGATCTGCGAGCTCGTCGATCCATGAAGTCCTCTTTTTTACCTCTGGAGCTGGCGGTGGTGCTGCCGCTGGCTTCTCTTTTTTGACCGGATCAGGATCCGGCTGTCTCTTGAATAGCTTGTCAAAAAGTCCCACAATGACCTCCACGCCCGCAACCGTGCGGGCTTCTTTTTTATTTATAACCAGAGCTGCCCCTCCAACAGAAGGGGCAACCCCGGCACACCTACGACCTAAGCGAAAAAATCAACCCAGATCACATTGCCTTCTCTTTTTTCACGAGCGGGCGCTTGTTGCTTTTAAGTACCATGAGCGCTGACTCTCTGGCGGCGTCAGTAGCTTCTCGCCACGACTCCAAGAGCTCCCGTTCATCAACAGCAAGCTCTGGCTCAGGTAGACTTTCACCGAAAAACAGACCAACGCTCGGAACATTGTAAATATCACAAAGTTTTAGAAACATGTCGGCGTCTGGCTGTCCTCTACCTTTTTCCCATGCGCTCACTGTTTTGTAACTTTTTCCGGTAAGTTCTTCAACCTGCCGGACGGTAAGCCCTGCGGCCTCTCTGTACTCTTTTAAGAGTTCGGCAATTTTGAGGCGTGTTTCGCTCTGGCTGTCTGCCACGCTATCACCTCCCCGCCTACCAATATAACATAGCCGCGCGCTGAAATCAATAATTTTGTCTATGTTTTTTAGAATTTTAATGCGAAAACGGCTTGACAATCTAAAAAACATAGACTATACTGTGGATAGTCTCAAAAACATAGACAAAGCAAAAGGAGAACAAAACACCATGATGAGAGAAGAATTTGAACAGAGAACCGGCTTTTTACCGACTCAATCCCTTTATTCCATTATCGAAAAATATTACACAAATTTTGACGGCGACAAGGACGCATTTTGCAAGGCATACAAAAAGAACGCCGACGGACTCGCGACCAAGATCCAGCGCGAGGCAGACATGCAGGAAATAAACGCACAGATCGCAGCCGAGAAAGTGGCCAAGAGCTACGAGGCCCGGATCGCCGAACTGGAGAAAGCTCTGGAACGCGAGCAAGAGTGGAAACCATACGAGGACACCGACAACGTGCCGCAGGCTGACTACGAAAGGCTGGCGAGCCAATCAGACACCGAGCACCTGAGCGACGAAAAAGCCAAGGATCTGCTTTATGAGTGGTACGGCTTCGCAAGGGAGAAGATCAGGATCCACCACAGCGTCCCGGTTTACGAAGTCAATCGCCACAGAAGGCTGAGGAAAGTCGGCGAGCTCGACCGCTCCCCGCTTTACAACGCGACAGACTGGAACTATATCCGCTTCGACTGCGGCTGCATGAGCTACGAACTCTACAATGATAACCTGCGGCCGTATCTGCACTAAGAAAGGAGGCAACCACATGAAGGTATTTTACACATTCGGATCCGACGAGCGTTTCCCGTTCTGCGGCGGCTGGGTGGAGGTAGAAGCCCCCAGCATGAAGGAGGCGCACGCAATATTCCGGGAGTACTACCCGGACAGAACACCGGGGACGCTGAACTGCTCCGACTACTACACGGAGGCCCAGTTCAAAGAGTCCGACATGCTGAGCACCGGCAACCGCGGGGTGTTCTGTCACCGCAAGCTCAGCGCGTAGCCGAAACGCTCCGCTCTGGAGCGTCTGCTGGAACCGGCCCACCAGCATTGACAAGGCAGGCCCACACAAGGAAAGGAGGCGCAAACGTGAGCAAAGTTATCTCAGTAATAAACGACAGGATCAAAGAGCGAGGCGTGACTCTTGTGTTTGTATCAAAGCAGGCACACATGAAAACCGACCTGCTGAGCAAGACACTGAACGGCAACCGAAACATGAAGGCCGACGAGTTCGTCAACTTGTGCCAAGTCCTCGACCTCACGCTGGAGGACTTCAAAGTACCGGCACAAATGGCAGAGTGACAACCTGAAAGGAGCAGATATATGGCAGCAATAAACGCAATCGCAAGGGAATGGGCCGACGAGATCCGGGACGGGATCGCGTGGGTGATCGTCTGGAAAACCGGCCGGAGCTGGAACGCTCAGGCGGTATGGCTGAACTGCGACGACGACACCTTCGAGCCGGAGGATCTGGAGCTGGCCCGCGAGATACTGGAGAAGGATCCGAAGGCCGTCATGGTGAACGGCTACTACTGCGGGCACTTCGGTGAGGGCATGACCGTGGCAGAGCTGGCCGCAGGGATCCGCTGGCACTACGAGAACGGCTGCAACATGCTGGACGGCTCGACGGCATTTCCCCCGGAGCCTATGGAGCGCCCGGCAGACCTTCCGGCAGATCTTCCATGGTACGGCAAGGCCACCAGCACAGAGCCGGATCCCTACGTCTACGACGGCTACATGAGCCCGGAGGACTTCGAGCTCATGCACAAGCACATGGAGGCAGACCGGCAGCAGCAGGAAAAGGACACCCGCGCAGCTCCCGGCGCTCTCTACATTGACGGGCAGCCCTTCACCGGGCAGATCGCGGAGCTGGAGATCCCGCACTTCTCACCGCCAGAGCTGACGCTCCCGGAGCTTCGGAGCCCGCCCAGCATGGAGCTGACACTCACGATCACGCCGGACACGGCCGCGGCTATCCTGAACGCAATAGAACCGGCCGTGCTGCGTTTCTTCCAGAGAGTCGTCGAGGCTGCAAGGGAGGCGTGGGCTGGACTCAAAAGAGCGGCTAAGGCAGCGGGCAAGATCATGGCCCAACTCGCTGGCAGGTGCATGGACGCCATGCTCTACCAAGCAAACGACAACCCGAAGTGGTGGCACTATTACAAGCACGCCAAAAAGTACCGCGTGCGCAAGAAATACCGGCGACGACTGGAGCGGCAACTCTGCGACAAGCTGCTGGCCGCCGCTGCTGGATAGGAGGTGGAAACATGAGCAAACCATACAGAGTGTGCCCGAAATGTGGCTGCAATCTGGATCACGGCGAGCGCTGCGACTGCGAAGATCGCACAGAGCTGGACGTGGCTCAGGACACAGCGGACACGGCAGCACAACCGGCGACCGGGGACGAGCGCGAGCCCGTACTCATGCCGGTGCTTATGCCCGGCGCATGACCGGCGCACGGTATGAGACATGCCGGGAGTGCGGGCTGGAATGGAATGTAAGCAAGCAGGCCGCGATCCCGTGGAGCGGCTACCTCTGCCCGGTATGCAGAGGAAAAATACGAAAGGAGGCGCAGGCCCGTGAAAGTAGTCCAGACAAGAACGCCGGGAGCCGTCGCCGTAGACTTCGGCGCGATCCCTTCTCACCAATCTGACGCCATGAGCCGGACGCTGATCGGCTGCGTCGGCAGATTATTTGAAAACCCGGCCGTCATGGCCGACTATAAACGCTGGCAGCAGGAACGCCGGCCGAAAAGGAGCGACGAGCATTGAAAAAATTATTGATAGGAGGATCGCCGTGTACACACTGGAGCATAGCACAGCACAACGGCCGCGAAAAAGAAGCAAGCGGCATAGGCTGGGAGCTTTTCAAGTGCTACATAATGGCAAAGGTTAAATTCAAGCCCGACTTTTTCCTCTACGAGAACAACAAAAAGCGCCTCTCAGGCGATCAAGGAGCAGATCAGCGCAGAGCTGGGCGCTCCGTTACACTACATCAACAGCGCTCTGGTAAGCGCACAGAACCGAAAACGCTTCTATGTTCACAACTTCGGAGACATAGGGCAACCAGAGGATCGCGGGATCCTACTCGACGATATTCTGGACAGCAGCGACGGCGAAATATTTTACAAGCTGGAGCATGTATCAAAAAGCCAAGCCCGGTGCGTCGCCTGCCGTGGTAGGTATAAAGAGGACGGAACGATCGGACAGCACCTCGAAGCAAGAAGCGACGGAAAGACGAACACCCTCACGACAGTTCAGAAGGACAACTTCGTGGCACAGCCGATCAGGATCGGAGACGTAGGAACAACCGCGCAGGCCCACAGAGTGTACAGTCCATACGGCAAAAGCGTGAACCTCACGGCAAACGGAGGCGGGCAAGGGGCAAAGACAGGGCTCTATATGTGCCCGGTAGATCTGGCAAAGCACACGCTGGAGCGTGACGCCTACCACGTCGTAAAGGACGGGAAGATCGAAACCCGGTACGGGATCCAAGACATTGACCTGCCGGACGGTGCCTATGTTATCCGAAAACTAAAGCCGGTGGAGTGCGAAAGGCTCCAGACTCTCCCGGACGGGTACACAGAGGGAGTCGTGGAAACTCAGAGATATAAAGGACTCGGCAACGGGTGGACAGCTGAGGTGATCAAGTTCATTCTCAGCCACATGGATATACCAAAAGACGAGCCCCTCGTCGTGCTCTCCATGTTCGACGGGATCGGCACCGGGCGCTATGTTCTGGAAAGTCTCGGCTTCACGAATGTAACCTACTACGCATACGAGATCGACGAGTACGCAAAGACCATAGCAACAAAGAACTACCCCGACATTATTCAGCTGGGGGACGCCTTCGATCTGCACCGCGACGACTGGGAGCTGGGGAAGGTATTCAAGGACTAAACAAGCGAAAGGAGCAAAGACATGAGAAACGAGATTATTTTTGACAACCGGGGGATCCCGGACATTATGGTGGTATTCACACCGGACGAGCTGGGACTCCCGGCAGAAATCAGAGGCAAGGCCGTGAAGGAGTACGCGATCAGCAAGTACCCCAACACCCTGATCGGGGGCGTGCCCTACTCCATGCCCTACCAGCAGCCCGCCGTGAACATCAACCACGACGAAGCGATCCGGCTCTGCGAGGCCAAGGGGCCCGGCTGGCACCTTCTGACTAATGACGAGTGGGCCGCGCTGGCACACCAGAGCCGCAAGAACGGCGCCCTCCCCCACGGGAATACTGACTGCGGAAAGAGTCACAGCCACCCGGAGGAAACCGGCACTACATACAAAGACGCCAGCGGCAGCAGCAAAACCCTGACCGGCTCCGGCCCGGAGACATGGAACCACACCCACACGGCCGAAGGAGTCGCCGACATGTGCGGCAATATCTGGGAGCACGTCGGCGGGATCCGCTTCATGGACGGGCAGGTGCAGGTGATACCGGACAACGGCGCGGCAGCAGGCGCGGATCAGTCCAGAGACTCGAAGGAGTGGCAGGCAATCCACACAGCGGACGGCGATCCCGTCTACTACAAAGTGGAGGACGGCGAGATCAGTCTCCAGCCGGTGACGCCGGGCTGCAAAGACTACGACGGCGTGGAGTTCAAAGACCTGAACGCCGAGGCCATGGACGTGCCGGAGAAACTGATCGAGCTCGGCCTCTACCCTGCGCCCGGATATGAGGGCACGGACTACTTCTGGCTGGACACTGACGGCGAAAGGATCGTGATCCGCGGGGGCGGCTGGAACAGCGGTGCGTACGCTGGTGTGTTCGACTTCGCCGGCGACTACTCCCGCGCGGTTGTCGGCTGGGGCGTGGGCTTCCGCTCCGCTTTAGTTCGATACTCTGGCGACTCTGGCGATCTGGATAATCTGGACGACGAAGCCACCGATCTGAGCGACGCGCCACAGGAAATCAAGGACGGGATCAAGGCCAATGCTGAAAAGCTGGACGGCAAGGAGCAGACCGAAGCGGCCGATCCTGCCGAGACACTCTCCGGCCTCGTTCGTCTCGTTCTGGCTCACCAGCTCACGGAGTTATACAAAGCAGCAGGCGGCGCGGATCCTGAAAGCTTTTCCCGTATGGCATACGAAGCAGACGACAAGGGGATCCAGAAAGCCGCAGCCCTCGCGCTGCCGCTGTCTCAGGTGAACACGGCCGTGGAACTTTACCGCAACGTGAGCCAGCAGCTCAAAATTGCCAACACCCTGACCGTGACGATCGGGAAGGAGGCGACCGACCATGAATAACCTCCGGGAAGTATTTCAGAAATATGCGGCCGTCGTATTCTTCGACACGGAGACGACCGGCCTCGACGCCAAGACCTGCCAGATCATTGAGCTGGCGGCGATCAGGATCGAACAGACCGACCGGGGCACCCTGCGCATGGCCGCAAGCCTCGACGAGTTCATAAGACTGCCGGAGGGCGAGAAGCTCCCGGAGCAGATCACGAAGCTGACCGGGATCACCGACGAAATGCTGGAGAAGCAGGGACTCGACGAGGACGACGTGGTGTGCGACTTCGAGACGCTGCTCGACGACACGGCCGGGCCGGTGCTGCTGGCAGCTCACAACGCCCAGTTTGACCTCTTATTCACGCAGGCCATGGCCGACAGATACGACCGGCCATGTGCGGAGCTTCTGGCCCGTGCTGACTACCTCGACACCCTGACCGTGTACAAAGACCGGAGAGCCTACCCTCACAAGCTGGCGAACGCGATCACGGCCTACAAGCTGGAGGACAAGGTGCAGAACTCGCACCGGGCACTCGACGACGTGGCGGCACTGTTTGAGGTGTGCAAGGCCATGGACGACGAGCGGGCCGATCTTCTGGAGTATGTGAACATCTTCGGCTATAACCCGAAATATGGAGTCGGTGGGCCGCGGATCGACGGCGTGACCTACTGGCCGCAGCGTTTCAACAAGTTTATGCAGTCGCCGAGCTACACGCTCCCGGCGCTGGCGAAAGGAGGGCGCGACCATGGATAAAAAGCGCGGGGGGGGGTACAAATGACCGGCACCACCCTGACACAAGAGCAGCGCGAGTTCGCAGCTGAAAACCACGAGATCGTTCTCTCATACCTCCGGGGCAAAAGGCTGGACGCCTCGGAGTGGTACGACGTGGCCGTGTTCGGCTACCTGCGAGCCGTGAGGAAATACACCGAGCGCCCGGAGCTCCAGATCTATGCCTTCTCTACCATAGCGGGCAGAGCCATGGACACCGAGATCTCGAACGAAAGAAAGAAGCAACACCGAAGGATCCGGCCTCTCAGCCTCGACGCCCCTCTCACAGAGGACGGGCTCACGCTTTACGACACAATCAGCACGCCGGACTTCACGGAGGACAAGGCAGAAATGAGCGCCGCGTGCGTCTCTCTCCTTCCTCTGCTGCAAATGCTCACAGAGCACCAGCTGGAGGCCCTCACGCTGAAATCAAACGGCTACACCCGGAGCCAGATCGGCGACGCTCTGAGGAGCACCGCAAAGGCAGCAGACGCAGCGATCGCTCGCGGCAGGTACAAGCTGAGGCAGGCCGAGGCTGAACTAAGAATACTGGAGGCAACGACATGACACTGAAAACCAAAAACGGAGCGGCCCCGACGCAACCGAGAAACCGCTCCGCGGGCTATCGCAAGAGACGCAAACAGCCCACGCTCATTTTACACCGCTTCGCTCATTTTTTCAAGCAGCGAAGCTGGCCGCAGGCGCTCACGCTGGCACTGGTGGCTCTGTCTGTTTTCTTCCTGCTGCACTGGCTGATTGTATCGGCTGGCGGCACAGACAAAATGGTGGCAAGCATACCGGAGACGCCAACGCCAACACCCACCCACAAAGCGACGGAGGCCCCCACGTTCGTGTTCATGGACGGTGAAGGGATCCCGGTAGACTGGGAGCACCTGACGGACGCATGGGCGGCAGAGGCAGGCTACGAAAAGCGCTACGCCCTGACAGACGCCGAGAGGCTGGAGATCGCTCAGGTAATCACCGCAGAGGCAGTGGGCGAGCCATTCGCTGGCAAGGTGGCCGTGGCCCAGTGCATACTCCAAGTGTGCGAGGACGAAGGGATCCGGCCGTCTGAGGCTCTGGAGCGGTACAAGTACAGTACCAGACGCCCGGAGCCAACAGAGGAAGCTCTGGAGGCCGTGGAGGCCGTGTTCGACTTCGGGCACGTCGCAACCAGCGAGCCGATCCGCTACTTCTACGCGCCGGATCTCGTGGAGAGCAACTGGCACGAGTCGCAGGTGTACGTTATGACGATAAATAAGCACAAATTTTTCAAGGAGGCAGAACAGTGAGCGAGGAAACCAAAAAGAACCCGATCCAGCTCGTGACCGAACTTCTCGCAGAAATGACCGCCCGCGTCGTGGAAGCTGAACAGCAGCGCGACGAGGCACAAAAGAACTCGGACGAGTGGTACGCATACTACCAGAAAAAGGACGCAGAACTCAAAGAGACAGCAGCAAAGCTGGCCGCAGAAATCGAAGAACACCAGAAAACCCGGCAGCAGCTCCGGGAAGCATTAAACAATCAGGAAGGAGATCAGGATCATGGGGAAAGCAATTAAGGCAGCGAAGGAAATTGCAACGAAACACGAGGCAGCCGTTCAGGAACTCAGGGACAAGGCCGGGGACAAGGCCGACGAGCTGCTCGCCGAGGCTGAGAAGCTGGCAGCAAGCACCACAATGACACAGACAGAGGCCGTCTATGCCATTATTCAGAAAATGACCGACGAGGCAAACGCTCAGCTCGTAGAAGGCATGAGCAGCTCCGAGGCAGCGGAGGCTCTGGCCCTGCTGGGAAAGCCCGAAGCTCCGGCTCCTTCCGTTACGCTGGAGGAACTGGAGGGAATAGACGACGCTCTCTGGACTCAGGAAGAAACCGAAGGCCCGCGCCCGGCGTGGAGGATCACCGACGACGGCTGCGCAGACTGGGCCTGCCGGAAAATCGCAGAGGAAAAGGCAGAGCTTGACCGGATCCGGGAGCTGGCAGAGGCTCAGATCCAGAAGATCGAGGAAAAGCTGGCCGCTGCTGAGCGCCGTTATGAAAACGGCACCCGTTTTCTCACCGGGAAGCTCGCGGAATACTTCGAGACGGTGCCGCACAAGGCCACAAAGACCAAAGAGAGCTACCGCCTGCTGTCTGGCACGCTCACGCGGAAATATGGCGGCGCACAAATGAAGCAGGACGACGCTCAGCTCGTCCAGTACCTCAAAGACTCCGGCCAGCTGGAGTTCATCAAAACCGAGGAAAAACCGAAGTGGGGCGAGTTCAAAAAGCGGCTCGAAATCATGGGCGGCAGCGCCGTGGACAAGGAAACCGGCGAGATCGTCGAGGGCGTGCAAATTATTGAGAAGCCGGACACCTTCTCGGTGGACGTGTAAGGAGGTAGACCATGGCAGGAAGTACGAAGGCTGCTGCAGCAACGCAGCCAAAAACCACCGAAGCACCGCCGCGGGAGTCCATGAGCCTGCAAGAGAAGTTTGTCAAGCTCCGGGAGGCCGTGCCCGCTATCACACAGCGCCAGCACTCCGAGGGCGTCAAGTACAAGTTCGCGAAGATCTTCGACGTGTACGAGCTTCTCACCCCGGCCATGAACCAGTACGGCGTCAACTTCGACATAGTGGCCGAACAGGCCACCAGACACACCGAAAACGGCGATCCTATGTATTTTACCAATTTTCAGCAAAACACCCGGAACGGGAGCCGGATCGTGTGGGTGTATGAGGCAGACCTGACGATCCGCTGGACGAACGCAGACAAGCCGGACGACATTCTGGAGGTAACGCTGCACGCTCTGGGAACCAATGACGGCGGCCCGGACAAGGCCAAAGGCTCCGCGTGGACGTACTGCCTCAAATACTACCTTTTCGAGAAATTCGGAATAGATCAGGGCGACGACGATCCCGACATGAGCGACCACGCGAGCGAAGGGACGCCACCGTCCCAAAATCGCCCCACAGCGCCTCAAAATGGCGCAGGGGGTAGAAATACCCAGCCGAGCGGCCAAACGGCCCAGAACGGGCGCACAGGCGCTCAGAGGCCCCTCTCAGACGCTCAGCTCTCCCGCATGTATCGCAAGGGAGAGGACGCAGGGATCACTCAAGCGCAGATCAACGAGCGGATCGTCAAGAGCTACGGGCAGCAGGATCCGCACAACATGACGCGGGCCCAGTATGACGAAATCTGCAATTTGCTGGACGCCGAGGCGAAGAAACAGCAAGGAGGAAATGCGAATGTATAACCATGTGGGGCTTCTGGGCCGTCTGGCTCAGGAACCGGAACTCAGATACACTCAGAACGGCGTACCGGTGGCGAGCTTCGACCTCGCCGTGCAGGTGCCGAGCAAAGACAAGAACACCCCGCCCGACTATATCCCGATCGTGTGCTGGCAAGAGCAGACCGAGTTTGTAAGCCGGTATCTCACCAAGGGCCGCCAGATCGTTGTCGAGGGACGCCTCAGCACCCGGAAATATACCGGCAGCGACGGCAAAAGCCATAAAGTCGTAGAAGTCAAAGCCTCCCGGATCTGCTTCGCAGACAGCGGGCAAGGAGGCGGCGGTGACTATGGCTCTAACATTTCATAACACCGGGCAACCGGAAAGCGACCGCCGGACGACCGCCGGACAGACCGGAGGACGACCGAAAAGGAACCGAGAAACAACCACGAAAGGAGGTGCGCACGGTGGCATGGATCCAAGTACACCAACAACTCAAAGACCACCGCAAGCTACTGGCGGCAGCTGACGAGCTGGAGATCGAACCGGCCCACATGCTCGGCCTGCTGATCTCTTTCTGGCTCTGGGCTCTGGACAATGCGCCGAGCGGATCCCTCCAAGGTATCAGCACCCGCATGATCGCGCGGGCCGCACAATGGAGCGGAACCCCGGACGACTTCGTGCAGGCCATGGCGCACGCTGGACTTCTGGACGAAGAACCGGACGGATCCCTGACTCTGCACGACTGGTACGAGTACACCGGGAAGCTGATCGACCAAAGAGAGGCTGAAAAGAACCGCTCCAGACGTCGCCGGGCTGCTGCTGCCGCTTCGCAATCGGACGACCGCCGGACGACCGCCGGACAGACCGGAGGGCAGCCGCCGGACGACCAGAAAAAGACCGGAGGCAGAGTAGACCAGACTATACAAGACCAGAGTACACCAGATAAGACTACACAAGAGGGGGATCGCCCCCCTAACCCCCCGGAGCCGAAGCAGGACGCGCAAGAGCGACGGTTTTCTGAGTTCTGGCAGCAATACCCGAAGAAAGTCGGAAAAAAGGCGGCCCTCACCTCATGGAAACGAGTCAAGCCTGACGCCGAGTTATTCGAGCGGATCATGCAGGCGGTGGCCCTTGCCAAAGCCTCAGACCAATGGAGGCGAGAAGGTGGGCGCTTTATACCAAACCCGGCGACATGGCTCAATCAGGGACGCTGGGACGACGAACTGCCGCAGGGCGGGGCATATCAGCAGGAAGCGAGAGGCAAGCCTTCCACCATGGACGTGCTCGCCGGTATCATAGCAGACGAGGAAGGGGGCGGCGTATTTGACTAAGGCAGACGCGGCAAAGCTGGTGGCGATCGTCGTCACCGCCTACCCCAATTATGACAAATTCAGGGACGAGGCAGCCGTCACCGCCACAGTGAACCTCTGGGCCACAATATTTCAAGCAGACGACGGCAGGATCGTGGCGCTGGCACTCAACAAGCACATAGCGACAAGCAAGTGGCCGCCGAGCGTGGCAGAGATCCGGGAGCTCATGCTGGAGATCCAGCACCCGGAACTCATACCGCCGGAGCAGGCGTGGCTCGCCGTTAGCGATCTTCTCTATACTTCCGGGGAGTACAACTACGGCGACCTATACCACCAACTGCCGCCGCTGGTGGCCCGTTCAGTCGAGGCAATCGGCTGGGGCAACCTCTACGAAATGCACCGGAGCTACTGCCGGGGAGGCAAGCCGGGCATGGATCGGGTGGCCTTCATGGATATATACAAGCCAATGTACGAGCGAGAGAAGCAGCGAGCCATGACTCCGCAGAACCTCACCGCACAGATCGACGCCGTGGCCGCAGCCCTACCGGATAAAGGGCAGCACCTACTCGCTGACCGGGAGCAGGATCGCAGGGACAAGGAAGAACAATACCGGCGGCTTGAAATCGGCTGGAGAGATCAGCAGCGGCAAGCTCTGGAGGCGGCCGTCAAGGAACGCACGCAGCTGGAGCTCAGGGAGTGGCAGGAAAACGAAAGAAAGGAGGCCGAGACGTGACAACCGGCGAAAAAATAAAACAGATCAGGATCAGCAAGAGGCTGACGCAATCAGAACTGGGGAAGCGCTGCGGAATGGCAGACTCCCAGATCGGCGTATATGAGCGCGGGGAAAGCAAACCAAGAGAGGCGACACTCGCCCGGATCGCTGAGGCGCTCGACGTAGATCTGGCCGCATTGAAACAGTAACAGAAAGGAGCAACACCATGAGAACACGGTTTATTTATATCTGCTCCCCGTGCCGGGGAGACATGGAAAAGAACATCACCAAGGCGCAGAGCTACTGCCGGGAAGCCGTCGAGCTTTTCCCGGACGTGGTGCCGATCGCGCCGCACGTCTATTGTACGCAATTCATGGACGACACCAACCCGAAGGAGCGGGCCCTCGGCATGGAGCTGGGGATCTCGCTGCTGAGCATGTGCTCAGAGATCTGGGTGTACGGTATCGACAATCCAAGTGAGGGCATGAAGGCAGAGATCGAATACGCGAAGGATCACGGGATCCTCGTCCGGGACGCCGTGGAAGTCTACCAGCACACCGGCGAGGAACTGCCGGACGCTGAGCTGGGCGACGCGCTGATCGTCCTCCCCTCTCACGTCGGCAGCCTGAACGGGATCGCGGCCGTGGAGTCCACCACCGTGAGGATCTCCGGCGAGGCCGTCATGGAACTGGCGAACGAGCTCAGGAAGCACCGCGGCCACGACATAACACTGGAGGCAGATCAGGGGGCGACTCAATGAGCTGGGACACGGTGCCGGGGAAAAATCGCGAGGGCTACCCGGATCCGACAGCTACGACCGCTCTCTCCAACGTCCAGCGCAGCCAGCGCGGGCTCCAGAGTAAGCGAGCCGGGGAACACTTCGAGAACCTGCTCGCCGCGAGTCTGGGCTGGTATCGTGACAAGGGCGTGGCCTTCGTCGAAAAGACGCCGGAGCCTATGCGCCCGTTAAGGCCACCCAACCGGCAGGGCCAGTTCCTCGCCTGCTACATCAAGGCCGGGCAGCCAGATTTTAAGGGGACACTGACCGGCGGCCGGGCCGTGGTATTTGAGGCCAAACACACCGACAGCGACCGGATCGAGTACGGGCGACTGACTCAGGAGCAGATCGACAGCCTGACAGAGCACCACCGCCTCGGAGCTGCTGCCTTCATCATGGTGAGTTTTGGCCTGCAAGACTTCTACCGGGTGCCGTGGGAAGTATGGCGGGACATGAAAAGCATATACGGCCGTAAACACATAAAGCAGCCGGAGCTCGAACCCTACCGCGTGCAATATATCGCCGGAGTGCTCAAACTGCTGGAGGGCATAGAACTGGACTACAACACAGAAACGGAGGGCAAGGCGTGACACTACCGATCGGGGAATATTTGAGACAGTGGATCGAGCTCAGCACGACAGAGGGGCAAAGAGGCAGGCGTCCGCTACTGCTGCCGCCAGGCCGTAAATGCTGCCCGTGCTGCAACGGGCTGGCGCTTTTCGGACAGCACCGAGGGCAAGCGGTATGTGAGCCGCTGAACACCAGCCTCCACGCAAGCGAGGCGGGCCGAGATATTCACACATTCATGGACAAGAAAGTCACCGAAAGCATGTGCAAGGCCGGAGGCGACGGCTGCCCGATCCGCGAGGCAGGAAGAAACGCAAGACCAAGGAAAGGAGAAAATGACGCATGAATGAGGCATTATTAAGCAGCAAGAACCTGAGCTGGTGTACACCGGCCGACTTTTTCGCAGAGCTGGATCGGGAGTTCCATTTTGACCTCGATCCGGCCGCGACCGATAAAAGCGCCAAGTGCGCGAGATACTTCACACCGGCCGACGACGGCCTGAAAATGGACTGGGGGGGGAGTCGCGTGTTCTGTAATCCTCCGTATGGCCGCCAGATCGGCGACTGGGTGCAGAAAGGCTACGAGGAAAGCCAGAAACCGGGCACGCTCGTGGTTATGCTCATACCTTCGAGGACGGACACCTCATATTTCCACGACTACATACTGCACGGGAAGGCCGACGAGATCCGCTTCCTGCGGGGGCGGCTCAAATTTACGGACGAGGACGGAAACGCCAAGGACGCGGCACCCTTCCCCTCTGCTGTCATTGTGTGGCGTAGCCCGGACATGGCCCAGAGTGTCAAGGACATGGTGCTGGAGCTGATCCGGGGCGAAGCTATGACGGCGAACGAGATCGCGGCCGTTCTGGCTGGCAGGGGCGTGAAGGTAAGCCGCAGCGACGTGGGCCCGATACTCACCAAAGCGCAGGCAGCAGGAAAAGCAACAAACGCCGGAAAGCGGGCGTGCAGCGTGACGGGGCGCTCCGCTATCGTCTGGAAGGCAGAAAGCGAGGGATAAATGAAAGCAATCACCGTATGGCAGCCATGGGCCGGAGCTATGGCTGCGGGTATTAAAGAAAACGAGACGCGAAGCTGGGCCACAAAATATCGCGGCCCGATCGCAATCCACGCAGGAAAAAAACAAATACCGCTACCGTGGGACGGCGTATTGGACGATCCAACATGGCGACTATTTTATAAAATTCTCGGAAGGCATGGGATAAATCTATATTATGAGTCTGGAATGGTGCCACCTGACAATTATGAATACAAATTAAAATATGGTGAAGTCATTGCAATCGCCGAGCTCGTGGACTGTATCAGGATAACGCCGGAGTACATCACCACATTGACGCCGGACGAGCTGGCCCTCGGCGACTACACGCCGGGCCGGTATGCGTGGAAGCTGGCTAACGTCCAAAAGCTGCCAGAGCCGATACCAGCCAAAGGCAGGCAGGGGCTCTGGAACTGGGACGCGCTACTGCTGAGGCATAAAGGCCGCGACAGCTGGGATCGTCCAGTGTATGAGGACGAAAACGGGAAGATCTGGAAAGACGTTGAGCCGAGGGCCGACGACGAGCCGAAGTTATGCAGCGCTCTGTATAATGCCTTCGACGGAGAACCGGACACGCCGCTGGAGGTTATGGAGCGATACAAGAACAAGGCGATCGTATTCATACCGAAGCGCGACACATGGACATGGTAAGGAGGCGAGCACATGAAAACAAGCACATGTAAAAGCTGCGGGAAGCAGATCCACTGGATCCGCACCCGCTCCGGCCGATCAATGCCGTGCGACACTCGGCCAGTAAACTACCGCATAAAGCCCGGAGGCAGCACAAAGCTGGTAACGCCAGCCGGGGACGTGATAAGCTGCGAAACAGTGGACGATCCGGCAGAGGCTCAGGGCTGGGGCTATACGCCACACTGGAGCACCTGCGACGCGCCGGACTCATTCAGAAGGAGGTAAGCATGGCGAAGAAAAAGGAAACCGTCGAAGCCAGAGCGGTGAAGATCGCCGCTAAGGTAATGCAGGCCGCTGGCCTCTGCCGATATGACAGCCCGGCGAAATGCCGCCGGGTGTACGTTGACGAAAAAACGTGCGACAAGTGCATGAGGGCGTGGCTGCTCTCCAAAGCACGCAAAGAACTGGAAGCCGAGAAGGAGGAAAAAGGAAAATGATCGCACTCAACATTCTGCTGGGCGTCGCGGCTGCGGTACTGCTGCTCGGCGTTCTGGGCGAAAAAGACAACCAGCGCCACAAGTCGATCACTCTCGCCTTCGTGGCCATGATCGCGCTCATTATCTGCATGAATACAATTTTTTAAGGAGGACGCAAAAATGGGATATAAACCGAAGATCATCACCGGAAAAGTGACCGGGACGGGCTGGCCGATTGACGGCCATGTGCTCTACTTCTCCCAGTGGGACTATGACAACCGCGACAGCTGGCACCTCTACGGCTGGGACGACGCCGACGACGAGGCCGTCATGGAGACAATGTTCATCACTGAGACGGCGGCCGGGCTCTGCTGCTATGACACGCTGGAAACCTTCGCAGAGGTATGGCGGGCAAAGAAATGGGAGCCGGAGGGCGTGTTCTGTCTGGAGCTCGATCAGGTGGAAGTCATAGAGGTGAAGCAGGAAGAACAAAAGGATGAAACCCGCGAGAAGCTCCGAAAGTTCGGCATTGACCTGACGCCGAGGAAAGACGGCGAGAAGGGCGGGATCCTCTGCCTGCCTCTCGACGAGAACCTGAACGGGGACACCAAGGCCAAGCACCCGGACTGGGAGCTGATCGACTGCCCCAACTGCGGGCGCAAGTGCTGGAAAGCTCCTGAAGCTGAGAAGCTCAAAAAAGAGCAGGGCGTCCAGTGGCTCTGTACACGCTGCGCTCTGGAGGCGGGCCTCGTCTCACCCTACCGGCAGAACAACACACCACACCCGGAGGGAAACCGGGCGCAGAGAAGGAGGGCGAAACGTGAAAAGAGGAAATAATAAGCTCTACGCTCTCACCCTTCTGATCGCAACACCGGAATGGATCGCGATCCTGATCGCTAAGGGCCGCGGCACAATCGGCATAAACTGGCCCACCGCTATTCTGGGGGCAGTCTGGATCCCTGTGCTGACTCTCGCCGCCCTTCTGGGGCTCACCGGCGTTCTCGTCCTGCTCCATGCGGCCACGAAGCGGATCCACGAATGGAAACGCCGCCGGAAAGTCGCCCGGACGCTCTGGGAGTCCATGGAGGGGCTCACGCTGAACAATATCGGCCCGATCTACGGCATAAGGCGGCAGCCGGGCGAAAAGAACCAGAGCTACAAGCGCAGGATCCTGAAAGCAGCCCGGACACTGGACACCGTGAATGTGCAGAACGCACCGACACCGGCGACCGGCCAGAAGCTCGACGCGATCGCAAAAAAGCACGGGCTCAGGCGCTACCCGCACGAGACAGACGAGCAGCTCCAGAGCCGGATCCGGGAGGCTGTTCTCAAAAATCTGGAGGGAGGACGCAAAAATGGCAGAGTATAGACCAGAGGCAGAGCCGAAAGCATGGGCTGACAGCGTGCCGGTATTCTGCGCACACGACGCGATCGTGGACGTCGCCAAGCTGGTGCCGAACCCGAAGAACCCGAACCAGCACCCGGACAACCAGATCCAGCTACTCGGCCGGATAATCAGGCAGGCGGGCTGGAGGCAGCCGATCACCGTCTCGAAGCGCTCCGGCTTCATAGTGAAAGGCCACGGACGCCTCGCTGCTGCCCTTCTGGAAGGAATGAAGGAGGCACCGGTGGACTATCAGAACTACACCACCGAGGCCGAGGAATACGCCGATCTGGTGGCTGACAACCGGATCGCAGAGCTGGCAGAGACGGACAACAAGCTGCTGGCTGACATTTTCGCAGAAATCGACACCGGCGAGATCCCAATGGAGCTGACCGGGTACACGGAGGACGAGGTGGAGGGCCTCGTCACCGCGCTGTCAGAAGCCCTCCACAATGGCCTGAACGAACCGGACGAAATACCGGAGACGCCGGAACCAGAGGAAACAGTCACCCAGAAGGGCGACCTCTGGATCCTCGGCCGCCACCGTGTCGTCTGCGGAGACGCCACCAGCGAACGGGATCGGGAGCTGCTGCTGGACGGCGCACACCCGGAGATCCTGCTCACCGATCCACCCTACTGCTCCGGCGGCTTCCAAGAGTCCGGGAAAGTAACCGGATCCATAGGCTCGAAGCAATTGGACGGGAAAGGCGGATACACCACGCCGACGATCAGCAGCGACAACCTCTCAACACGAGGCTATCAGGTGCTAATGAAGGCCGTGCTCGGAGCCGTGGACGTCAAAGTGGCCTATCTCTTTACAGACTGGCGCATGTGGGTGTATCTATTCGACCTCGTGGAAGGCTCCGGCCTCGGCGTGCGGAATATGATCGTGTGGAACAAGAAAAGCCCCGGCATGGGGAACGGCTGGAGAGCCCAGCACGAGCTCGTCATGTTTGCACACCGCACAAAGCCAAAGTGGGACAATCACAAGGGCTACGGCAACGTGCTGGAGGCCACCCGCTCCGGGAATGAGCTTCACCCGACACAAAAGCCGGTGGAGATACTGGAGAAGCTGCTGGACAATACCGACTGGGCCGAGGGAGTGCTCGATCCCTTCGGAGGATCAGGCACGACGCTGATCGCAGCCGAGAGCGCCGGACAGCCTGCCTATCTCATGGAAATGGAGCCCCGGTTCGTGGACGTGATCGTGCGGCGCTACATCAAGAGCACCGGAAAGACGAGCGGGATCGAGCTAATAAGGAAAGGCAAAACAGTGGGCCGTGACCGCTACGAGCACTTTTTCACGGAATAGAACGACAAGGAGGTGGAAGCCATGGCAAAGGAGAAGCAGCCAAAGGAGACAGACGAAATAAAGCAAAGGCTGGAGAGTTACGCAGCACTCCAGCGGAAAATTGACAACCAGATCGAAAGGCTGGAGAACCTGATCGCGACCATGGGCTCCCCTTCCACCCCGAACCTCACCGGGCTGCCGAGCGGAGGCGGTGACGGAACAAGTAAGATCGAGAGGCAAGTCGCCAGAAAAGACGAGCTGGAGGAAAAGATCCGGCGCATGATAAAGGAGGAACGGCAGCTGCGCAGAGAGCTGGAGCAGCTCATTGAGAAGCTGAAAAACCCGGACGAGCAAACCGTCATTGAAATGCGGTACATAGACCGGGCAAAGTGGTGGACAGTATGCGCCGCCCTCTACTCCACCGAGCCGGACTACGAAGAAAAGGCCGACAAGTACCTGAAACGCACCTTTAAGCTCCACGGCTCTGCCCTACAAGCCCTCGCAAGGCTAAGCATAGAAGAACCCGGCAACGTATGAGAACGCCCGCCAGAAAGCCACACACGGCCTCTGGTGGGCTTTTTCTATGCTTCGGTGGATAACTCAGGGAGTAAAGGGGATAAAAGGGGATAAAAAGGGATTGTAAGAGACAAGGAAAAGGTGCTACTCTGTACAATGCAGCAACCGTCTGGAGAACTCGAAAGGCTCCGGGCGGTTTTTCTATGCCCTGAACCTCCAGAAAAAACTGGGGGGAGGGTAAATTTTCAGGAAGGGAGCCACGCGCATGAGTGACCTATTCTACACCGGGCGATCAAGGCGCACGAGCGGAGCCTTCTCTGTAACCATGCGAGACGGGGCAAAGCTGGCAAAAAAGCTGGAGAAGCTAAAGGACGGAGGCGAGACAGCGATCAAGAGAACCGTGTCGGACTTCACGGCCAGAGCTCCGGCATGGGTGAGCAAAGGGATCCGGCAACATTATGGCGTGGACACCGCAGCAATTAAGGAGGCGGGGCCCAGATCAAAACGGGGGGCCACCTCGATCAGAGTGTCCGGGGTAAGCGTTGACGGGGCCACGCTCGAATACAAAGGCCGAACGCTGACGCCAATTCATTTCAAAATGTCGCCAAAGTCAAGGCCAACAGCTCAGCAGGCGAAGCAACTCAGAGTACCCGGCCAAGCAATAGCGACAGCCAAGGGCTCGCCCGTAGCCATGGTGCGACCGCCTAAGAAGTACACCGTCAAAGCGACCATACTCAAAGGGGGCCGCGCGTCCATGAAACCGGGAACATTCATAGCCGCAGGAAATGGCGGGGCCTCCCTCCCCTTCCAACGCACGGGGGAGGGCCGCACTCCGATCGAGGCAGTCCGCACCCTATCCGTGCCGCAGATGATAAGCGGCAAGGCCAAGGAAACGATCGAGGAATTGATCGGCACCAATCTGGAGAAGCGCTTCGAGCACCACGTCCAGCAGGCCATGAAGTAAAGGCCAAGGCACCAAGCCAAGCGACCAAACCAAAGCAAAGCAAACAAAGCAAAGCAAAAGCAACCAAAAGAAACGAAAGAAAAAAAGCGAACAAAACCGAAGAAAAAGCAACCAAAGCAGCGCGAAGCAATCACGCGAAATTTTTTCGACAAGCCGCAAGGTACTGTGACAACTCCGCAGAGCCCTGCGGTGCTCGCGAGCCCAAAAGACGCGCAGACTCCAAAAAATTTTTTTGGGGCGTTTCGTTTCGTTTGGACACCGGAAAGGAGGTGGAAGCCATGGCAGACGCGCCGAAACAAAACCTGCAAACGACGGCCATTATCGCGAAACTTTTCGACCTCGACGAGCGCCGGGTGCAGCAGCTCGCAAAGTCCGGCGTACTCCCTGCGGCGTCCACCCGTCCGTATAAATTCGACCTGCTGCCGACGGTTAAGGCATACATAAAGCACCTGCGGGAAAAGGCCAACGGCAAGGAAACCAAGACCGCAGACACCGCGAAAGCTGAGGCCGACAAGCTGCGGGCCGAGGCCGACCTCAAACAGAGCAAGGCCAAGATCGCAGAAATGCAGCTCAAAGAGCTGGAAGGAAAAATGCATCGGAGCGAGGACGTGGAGGCCATGACGAACGACCTCGTGTTCACTGTCCGCAGCATGATAATGGCGCTGCCCGGCCGTCTGGCTATGGACGTAGCTCAGGCAGCCAGCGCGGCCGAAGCCTCGGCCCTGATCCGTTCTGAGTGCCACAAGATCCTGAACGAGCTCGCGGGCTACCAATACGATCCCGAAGCATACAAGCGGCGGGTAAGGGATCGCGAAGGCTGGAGCGAAGCGCTCGCAGATGAAACCGACGAGTAAAAGAGCCGCAAAGAAGCTCAACGCGGCCATAGGCCCGGCCGTCCGCAACTTCAAGCCACCGGAGGATCTGACGGTGGCAGAATGGGCCGATAGACACCGCCGCCTATCGCCGGAAACCTCCGCGGAGGCAGGCCCGTGGCGCACAGAGCGCACGCCCTACCTCCGGGAGCCTATGGAAGCGTTCACCGATCCGAAGGTGAAAAAAATCGTCATGGTGGCGGCCTCTCAGGTGGGAAAGTCTGAGCTTGAGCTGAACATAATCGGCTATATCATAGACCAAGATCCGGGCTCTATCCTCTATGTGCAGCCCTCGCTCGACGACGCCCGCAAGTTCTCCCGGCTGCGTATCGCTCCAATGATCCGGGACAGCAAGGTGCTGAAAGCCAAAGTCTCAGACGTGCGGACGAGGGACTCAGGGAACACGATCCTCCAGAAGTCCTTCCCCGGCGGTATGCTGACGATCACCGGCTCAAACAGCGCCTCGGCTCTGGCCTCCACTCCGGCCCGGTACATTATCGGCGACGAGCGCGACCGCTGGGCCATAAGCGCCGGTACTGAGGGCGATCCGTGGGCTCTGGCTGAGGCCAGACAGACCACGTTCTACAATGCGAAGGCCGTCGAGGTATCAACGCCGACCATTAAGGGCTCGTCCAATATCGCGGACAGCTTCGAGCAGGGCACACAAGAGCGCTGGTGCCACCAGTGCCCTGAGTGCGGCGAGTATGGCGAGATCATATTCGACCGGATCCACTTCGACCACACCCACAAGCGGATCCGCGGGAAGAAAGTCTACAAGATAACCGGCGCGATCACATGGGCCTGTCCTCATTGTGGGTGTATCAGCACCGAGGAAACCATGAGGCGGCAGCCTGCGAAGTGGATCGCAGAGAACCCGGACGCATACGCCACCGGCGTGCGCTCCTTCTGGCTGAACGCCTTCTCGTCCCCGTGGACACCGTGGGAAAAAATCTGCCTCAAATTCCTGCAAGCGCTGGACGATCCTCAGAAGCTAAAAGTCGTTTACAACACGCTGCTGGGCCAGCTCTGGGAGGATCGCGGGGACATGCCGGACGAGGAAGGCATGATGGCACGCCGGGAGGACTACGGCACCAATGCCGACGGCTCCCCGGTGGAAGTGCCGGAGGGCGTTCTCGTCCTCACCTGCGGAGTGGACACTCAGGACAACCGGCTGGAGTACGAAGTCGTGGGCCACGGCCACTACGGCGAAACGTGGGGCATAAAAAAGGGCTACATCATGGGGAAGCCAGACACCGACGAAGTGTGGGAACGTCTGGACGACGTGATCGAGCACGTCTACCACTTCAAAGACAGCCAGCGCGGGCTCAGGATCTCGATCACCTGCGTGGACTCCGGCGGCCACTACACGCAAGAGGTGTACCTGCGCTGCCGGGCCCGGAAAAACAAGCGCGTTTTCGCTATCAAGGGCGGCAACGGCGAGGGGATCCCCTTCGTGACGCCTCCCTCTCAGGTGAAAATCGTCGTAAACGGGCAGACGATCGGCAAGTGCTGGCTCTACACTCTGGGCGTAGACGCCGGGAAAGAGCTCATAATGTCAAGCGTGCTGGTGCAGGAAGCCGGGCCGAAATATTGTCATTTCCCCCTCGGCGAGTCCTACGGGTACGACTCTTATTATTTCAGCGGCCTGCTGTCCGAAAAGCTGGAGCTCACCCAGACAAAGCGGGGCAACCGCTGGACGTGGGTTAAGCTCCCCGGACACGAAAGGAACGAGGCCCTCGACTGCCGCAACTACGCGCTGGGCGGCTTCAAGATCATAAACCCGGACATGCAGGCGGTGGAGAAAAGGCTCAAAAGCCTGCCAGCAAAAAAGGCACCGAAGAAACCTGCAGCACAGCAGCGGCCGCGCCGGAATAATGCGGCCAACCTTTACAACGACGACTGGTAAGGAGGCAGACACATGAAAAGACGACGAACGAAGGAAATCGTGCGCACGGAGCTGGAAAGGACACGCACCCGGCTGGATCTCTATCTGGCCCGCGAACAGGAAATGCTCAGCAAGGACGGCGTGCAGCTCTACACGATCGGCTCCAGAAATTTGCAAAGATACCAGACACCCCTCTCCGCTATTCAGGCCGAGATCGACCGGCTCAGGAAACGGATCGAGGAACTGGAGGCAGAGCTGGCGGGGCAATCGGCCCGCCGTGCGGTGGGAGTAGTCCCCCGCGACTGGTAACGGGTAAACGCCGGGATCCCCGGCTTTACTACGGCAACGCCCGGAGGGAAGGTTTCGCTCCTTTACTCCCCCGGCGCTGCCGTTTTTCATTTCAGACAAGGAGGTGAGGAAAACGAGGTACGACAAAAAGACGGGCCTTTACCTGCCGGAAACCATACGCCCGAAGAACAAAGGCTACGGCGAAGCAGGGGCAAGCTGGAGCAAGCGAGCCGTGAAAGGCTTCAACGCTCCCAGCGGCTCCGCACATGAGGACATAGACTTTCACAACTTCACAATGAGGCAGCGGGCCCGCATGTTATACATGGCCGCACCCGTGGCGACCTCAGCGATCAAGACCAACCGCACAAATGTGGTGGGCGTCGGCCTGCGCCTGAAAAGCCGGATCGACCGGGAAGTGCTGGGACTCACGCCGGATCAGGCAGAAAAGTGGCAGAAAGGCACCGAGCGGGAGTTCTCCCTCTGGGCGTCTGACAAAAGGGCCTGCGACGCCACCGGCATGAACAACTTCTACGGGCTCCAGCAGCTCGCGCTCGTGTCGTGGCTGCTCTCCGGCGACTGTATCGGCATAGTGAAGCAGCGCAAAACCACGCGCCTGCTCCCCTACTCCCTGCGGGTACACCTGATCGAAGCCGACCGGATCGCAACCCCGACCGGCTACGGCCTCGGCACGTCTCTGTTATACACCACCGGGAGGAACCCAGACAACGGGAACACCATATACGACGGCGTGGAGGTAGACAAGGACGGCATGGTGGTGGCCTATCATATCCGCAGCACCTACCCCTTCGAGCTCGGCGCGTCGTCCGTGACAGAATGGGCCCGTGTTCTGGCATATCAGGAACACACCGGACTCCCCAACGTGCTGCACGTCATTGACACGGAGCGCCCGGATCAATACCGCGGCGTGAGCTATCTCGCGCAGGTGATCGAGCCGCTGCTCCAGCTCAGGCGGTACACGGAGTCCGAACTCATGGCCGCGGTGATCGAGTCCTTTTTTACCGCCTTCGTAAAGACGGAGGCGTCCACGGAGGACATGCCGTTCAACGAGGTGAACGAGGAAGCAGAACCAGAACCGAGGAACCCGAACGACTACAACATGGGGCCGGGGCAAGTCAACATAATGAACCCCGGCGAGGACGTCGTTTTCGCTGAACCGAAGCACCCGAACGGGAGCTTCGATAAGTTCGCGGAGGCGATCAGCTCGCAGGTGGGCGCTGCTCTGGAGATCCCGGCCGACCTGCTTCTGAAAAAGTTCAACGCCTCGTACAGCGCGAGCCGCGCGGCTCTGCTGGAAGCGTGGAAGGCGTTCAAAATGCGCAGGGAGTGGCTGGGTGACGATTTTTGCCGCCCGCTCTATGAAATCTGGATGAGCGAAGCGGTGGCCCGCGGCCGTATCTATGCGCCGGGCTTTTTCGACAATCCGGTGATCCATGCCGCATACCTCGGCAGCGAATGGCTGGGCCCGTCTCAGGGACAGCTCGATCCGGTGAAGGAAATCACCGCGGAGATCCTCGCGTGCAGCGAAGGCTTCTCCACTCACGAACAGAGCACGATCCGGCTCAACGGCGGCCAGTGGGACAGCAACGTGGAGCAACTGCAACGCGAAAACGAAAAGCTCGACGGGCAGGCACCAGATCCGCACCAGAGCGGAGGCACCGGAGGGGCTCAGGAAGGCGCTCAGGAGCCGCAGGAAGGCGACGAACCGGCAGAGGGGGACAACAACCCGCACAACCCGGAAACGGCCCGCAGGCGGGGCTCTGAGGCGCTCCGTAATCTCATTATCACGGAGCAGATCAAACAATCCGTACAAGGAGGGCAAGCCAATGAAACACAATAGCAGGCTGCGCATGGGGCCCGCCCCGGCACCCGCAGCAGCACCAACCGCCACGGCGACGAAGTTCTGGAACGTGGCGACCGTCGGAGACGACGAGGCCGAGATCACTCTCTACGGCGACGTAATGAGCCGCCAGCCGACTGACTGGTGGACGGGCGAACCTGAGCCCGGACTCTACATCACGCCGGAGGGCTTCATGGAGGATCTGGCAGCAGTCAAGGACAAGGGGCACATCACCGTCAAGCTGAACAGCTGCGGCGGCGACCTTTACACCGGGATCGCGATCCACAACGCCCTGAAAGCACTCAGCGGCGAGGTGAACGTCGTCGTGGAAGGTATCGCGGCCAGCGCCGCCAGCGTGATTATGTGCGCAGGCGACACCGTGACCGTGTACCCCGGATCGCTCGTCATGATCCACGGCGTCAGCGTTTTTCTCTGGGACGCGCTGAACATTCAGGACATGAAACAGCTTATGAAGGGAATGGACGCCAGCGAGCGGGCCGTGGCTGAAATCTACAACGCCAAGACCGGGATCGCGGTGGACACCCTGCGCGGCATGATGACAAAGGAGACGTGGCTCACCGGCCGGGAAGCTCTGGAGAAGGGCTTCGCCGACAATCTGCTGGAGGACGAGGAAGATCCCGACATGAGCATGAGCCACGACCGGAAAGTCCTCTACGTCAACGGCATAGGCCACAACGTCGAGGGGCTCCAGCACATACCGGGCACGATCCCGATCCGACAAAGTGCTAAACCGGCCGCAAGACCGGTAGCAAATAAAAGGCCGACCAATCAGGCGGCAAAAACAGAAGGAGGTAAAAACCACATGACACTCGAAGAACTGAAAGCTCAGGAGCCTGATCTGGTGAGCCAGATCGAGCAGGCCGCAACGAACGCGGCGCAGGCTCAGGCAAGTGCCGACGCGGTGACGGCTGAACGGAAACGCCTCGCGGACATTGACTCGATCGCGGCCTCTATCCCCGATCAGCAGCTCGTCCACGACGCGAAGTACGGAGACAACCCCTGCACCGCTCAGGAGCTCTGCTTCCGCGTTATGCAGCAGAGCGCAGCGTCCGGCCAGACTTTCCTCGCGAACTACGAGAAGGACGGCGCGGCCTCTGGTGCTGACGGCGTGGGCGCTGCTCCCAACGGAGGCGCGGGCGTCAATCAGGAAGAACAGGACGCGGCAGACATTCAGGCGGTAGTGAACGCCTACAACCAGACCAAAGGAGGTATGAACTAATGAGCAGACTCGACGAAAACCTCGGCGGCGTAGGCTTCGACAACCTGATCGCCGACAGCTACCCGCCCGCGGACGTGTTCACCGTCCAGCTGGCAGCCGGGCAGGGGATCCTCGAACGCGGCACCCTGCTGGCACGCAAGGACGACGGCACCATGGAAATGATCGGCACCGAGACGACCGGCAAAGCAAACGCCGTCCTCTCTGATCCGGTAGACACCGGCGACGCTGAGGGCGAAACGGTGCCCGGTATCGCATACCGCACCGGACATTTCAACACCAACCGGCTGATCGTGGCCGAGGGCTACGAAATCACGGCAGCAGACAGAGAAGCGCTCCGCACCGCGGGGATCCTGACCTCTGAGGCCGTGGAAATCTAAGAAGGAGGACAGAACAATGGCTTTTAATTACTACGACACCCACCACCTGCTTGCCTCCGTGCAGCAGCTCCCGCCCCTTCACACCTTCCTGCTGGATCGCTACTTCCCCACGAACGCAGCGACCGACATTTTCGCCACCGACGACGTGCTGGTGGAATACAAGAAGGGCTCCAAGAAGGCGGCACCGTTCGTCGCTCCCCGCAAGGGCGGGATCACGATCCTGCGCGACGGCTACACCATGAAGCGCTTCACGCCTTCCTATATCGCACCGAAGCGCCCGCTCACCATTGACGACCTGAAAAAGCGCGGCTTCGGCGAGGCGCTCTACACCAAGCTGACACCGCAGCAGCGGCAGGGCGTCATTATGCTGGGCGACCTCGACGAGCTCCGCGCCATGAACATGCGCCGCAAGGAGGCCATGGCGTCCGAGGTGATTTTCACAAACGGCTGCGTCATGGACGAGTATGTGGACGACCTGCACAACTTCGAGGAAAAAGAGGTGCGGTACTACGACGGCGAGAAAAACCCGGCGATCTACACCCCGGCCGCCACTCTGGACACCACAGAGGCGAGCGGGAAGCGTTTCCTCGCAGACGTGGCAGCCATGGGCTACATGCTGACGTCCCGCGGGCTTGCCTTCACCGAGGTGCTGGTGGCTCCCGACGTCGCAGACGTGATCCTCGCAAACGAGTGGATCCTGCGCCTACTGGATAACCGCAACTATCAGATCGGCGGCGTGGATCCTGCCGTCCTTCCTTCTGGCGCGACGAAGATCGCCCGCCTCAATGTCAAGGGCCGCATGATCGACTTCCTGAGCTACGAGGACACCTACACCGAAGTGGACGGCAGCGTCAAGCCGTTTATCCCTGCGGGCATGATCGCGGCAGGCGCACCGAACGCCGGGCGCACCGTGTACGGCGCGATCACTCAGGTGGAGCAGTCCGACGGCGAGTTCCACACCTACACCGGCATGGACGTTCCGAAGTACCTCAGCGACGCGAAGCACAACGTCCGCGAGCTGATCCTGAGCTCCGCGCCCCTCTGTATGCCGAACAACGAAAACCCGTTTATCACCGCCAAAATGCTGTAATTGAGGCGGGGAAAGGAGCAAAAGCATGGTAAAGATCAGAGTAACATGTGGGGGCTGCGGCATTGAATACACAGACGAGCACGGCAACGCAAGGCACGCGCTGAAAACGGCCGACGACGGCCCGTTTTTGTGCGACGCCAAGCAGGCCGAGCGCCTCGTCGGGCTGGGCGTGGCCGCCTATGTAACCACAAAGGAACCGGACGAGAACGACGGCGATCAGGATCCGGGGAAAGCCCCGGAGGGCCAGACTGGACACCTCTCTGCTGAGGATCTGGAAAAAATGGACTTCAACGACCTGCGCAAGCTCGCGGCAGACATGGGCCTGAAACCCGAAGGCAAGAAAAAAGCCGATTATATCGCCGCGATCGTGGCCGTGGAGGTTACGGCCGGTAACGACGACACAGAGGACGGCGACGAGGGCACGGGAGACGACGAGCTCCCGGATCCGGGCGTCGCTGATCCTGAGTAAAGGAGGCGAGAACATGATCCAAATGGTGAAAGGAACCTACGGACGCAAGGCAAACGGGCGCGTGGAACCTATGACGAAGCACTCCGACCCCTTCTCACTCACCGAGGCCCGCGAGGCTGAGCTGGTGGCTGCTGGTGTGGCCGTGAAGGTGGAAGCGTCCGACAAGGCGAAGGACTACAACCGCATGAAAATGGCAGAGCTCCGCAAGGCTGCTGCAGCAGCGGGCGTGGACGCAGCCAAGGCAAAGGCGGCCAAGAGCAAAAAGGAATTGATCGACCTGCTGGAAGCTGCGGAAAAGGCACCGCAGAGCTCTGGCAAGGAGTAACCGGGTGAGCTTCAAAGAGCAGCTCCAGAAGGAACTCGACTCCGTTTTCCTGAACCTCGACGAGTTCGCAGAGCTCCGTCGCGTGGAAGGGAAAAAGATCCCCGTCGTGGTAGATAACGACCAGCTGAACAAGCTCAAAAAAGGGCAGATCCTCGGACTCATAGAGGCCGACATGCTGCTCATGGGGAAAGAGTCTGATTTTCCGGCCGATCTGGAGCCCGGCCGTCTGCTGAACGTGGACGGCCGCGAAATGCTCGTGGCAAACTCAGGCAAGGATCTGGGGCTCGTCGAGGTGGCCCTGCGGCAAAATAGAACGGGCTAAGGAGGCGACGACATGACACTGACACAAAGCATTGACAAGGTGGTGAGCTGGCTCGCTGAGAATGTATGCAGCCAGATCACCCTCAAACTCCCGGACGACAACCGCAACGGCGTGGAGTACCCCGTGGAGTATGTACACCCGGCAGCCTTCCCTCTCTATGTGCCGGGGAAAGACCGGCTCCCCCCTTCGGTGCCCGCTCCGATCCCTTCGGTATGCGTGCAGCTCATGGAGGGGAGCGACGACCTGCTCAAATTCAGGCGACAGCTCCAGCTCCGGCTCTGCCTCTCGTGCTGGAACCCCGGCGTGCATGGGGCCGAAGTGCTCCACGCGAAGCTGGACGCCTCGAAGATCGGCGGCTTTTCCTACTACCGCGTGACCGGGGAAGCTGCCGAAACATACACCCGCAATATGGAAGGCTGGCGGGACTCGATAAACTTCGCCGACGTTGTGCTGTGCGAAGTCGAAAACGCGGAATTTATAGCAGGGCACCGGCTCGTGAAGGAGTCCGGGATCAAGTACGGGCCGTTCGTCGAGGACGGCAATATCTGGGACTATTACCCGTACTGGCATAACTGGATCAGCTTCACGCTGGAGGCTGGAGTCTCTGCGGTAACACCGAAACAATACGAGGATCTTTTGTAAGAAAAGGAGGTTTTATTATGCCATATTTACACGGCGCATACGGCGAGATCGGCGACTCCAAAGTAACCGAAGTCCGGCAGGGGAGCGTGATCTGCGCCTATATCGGCACCGCACCCGTGAACCTCGTCCGGGGCTACTCCGGGGGCGGGCTCATTAACATGCCGATCAAGCTCACGGGCATGGGAGACGTGCAGACCAAGGCCGGGTACTCCAAGACCAGCTGGGAGGACTTCACTCTCTGCGAGGTTTTCGCTGAGCACTTCGACAACACCGAAGGGGACATAGGCCCGATCTATATCGTGAATGTGCTCAACCCGGACATTCACCGGGACACTGAGCCGATCACCGAGGCGCTGACCGTGAAGAACAACCGCGTGGAAATCAAGAGCGCGGAGATCATTCTGGACACCTTCGCGATCGAGGACATGGCCGAGGGCGTGGACTACACTCTGGGCTATAACTTCTCCAAAGGGGCCGCTGTGGTGCAGTTCATCAAGACGCCCGCGACCGAGACTGTCACCTGCTCCTATAACACCGTGGACGCTTCCATGGTGGACGCTGCCGACATTCTGGGGAAGGAAACCGAGGACGGAGAATACACCGGCCTGCACGCCATGAGCCTGCTCTATCAGTATTGCAACGCGGTACTGGACATTCTGGCGGCACCGGGCTGGAGCCACAACCCGGAGATCTACCGGGCCATGGTGAACACCGTCACCAAGCTGAACGGCCACTGGGACGGCTTCGTCAATGCGGACATTCCTCTGGAGGACGCAGACGGGAACCCGATCGACACCATGGAGAAGGCAAAGAAGTGGGCCGAGGCCAACGCCTACACCAACGAGCGCAGCAAGGTTTACTGGCCCAAAGTCAAGGACGGCACCGGCCGCGTGTTCCACCTCTCCACCGTGGGATCTGCCACCATGCTGCGCGTTGACCTGAGCCACAACGGCGTCCCGTTCGAGTCGCCTTCCAACAAGCCGATCATGGCAACCGGCCAATACTTCGGCGAGAGCTCCAAAAACCGCGGCTACGACCAGCAGAAAGCCAACGCCCTGAACGAGTTCGGGATCACGACGGCCTGCTTCTGGGGCGGCCAGTGGGTACTCTGGGGCCCTCACACGGCTGCGTACAAGTACGAGGACAGCATAACCGGGAACATGGACGCCCGCGCGATCTTCGACGTGAACCTGCGTATGCTCATGTACATCACCAACCAATTCCAGATCGACCACGGGACGGAGATCGACGCCCCGCTCACCCCGACGGACAAGGACACGATCCTGAACGACGAGAAGCGCAGGCTCGACAATCTCAAAGGGATCGGGGCCCTGATCGGCTCCCCTTCCGTGGCGTTTCTGGAGAGCGCGAACTCTATCAACCAGATGATGAACGGGGACTTCGTGTGGGACTTCACCGTCACCAACACGCCGCCGCTCAAATCTGCGACCGCCCGCGTATGCTACACGGACGAGGGCTTCAATGCGTTTTTTGAAAGTGAAAGCGAATAAGAAGGAGGTGCAATATCATGGGAAAATGGGTAGACATTAAAGGCCCCGTAGTGGCCGACACCGTTTACTCCGACAATGTGCTGGTGGCGAAGGACACGTCCTTCACGCTGCCGGGCATTGAGTTTTTAACTGCGGACGTGCAGGCCATGGGTACAATGACCGTGCCGCTGATCGGGCTTCTGGAAAATATGGAGCTCACCGTCACAAAGATCGGCGTGGACAACGGACTCAGCCGCCTGAACCGTCTCGAAAAGCAGAACCTCGAATTTAGATGGGTGCAAAGCGTTATCAGCTCGGACGGCTCCCAGTCAACCGAGGGCTGCAAGGCGTTCGTGCGGACGCTGCCGAGCAATATCCCGGAGATCGGCGTGGAGGTAGGAAACGCGACGGAGATCGAAGCGACCTACAACGTCACGCGCCTGCAAATCTACGCGAACGGCGTCGAGGTTTTGTGCGTCGATAGACTGAACCAGATCCTCCGCGTCAATGGCAAGGACTACTACCAGAGCATTGACAATCTTCTGTAATCAATCAAATAAAAGGCCGCCGACCATTCAAACGATCGGCGGCCCTTTTTATCGAAAGGAGCAGCAACATGGAAAAGAAAGACAAGAAAAAGGACGGCACCCTGACACTGAAAAACCCGATCCAGATCAACGGCGAAACCGTCACCGAAATGCGGTACGACATTAACGAGATCGACGGCGTTCTCTTTGCTACTGCTGAGGCAAAAAAGAAGGCGGCGGCAGGCATGAAAAACGTGTCAATCTCCGCGGCGGCCGAGTTCGACTTCGGCCTCCACCTCTACCTCGGATATGCGGCCATTATCGCGGTAAATCCGAGCTATGACTTCTCCGACATGGAGCGGATCAAAGGGCACGACGTCGTGGAGGTTATGCAGATCGGCCGAAATTTTATGCTCGCGTCGGACAAGGATTCACAGGAAAACGACTCCGGCGAGCCTACCGAGACTATGCAAGAGTCTACCACACCAGCACAGCCGACCTCGAAAAAAAGCCAATCATAAATTTTATTCTTGAATATGCCGAGGCGGCCGAGGATCTGGCCGAGGAACGGAAACGCGCCAAGGAAAAGGCCCGGCCGCCTATCGGTATAAGACCAAAGCACAAAAGGAGGTGAGCACATGGCGAGAACGCTCGAAACCTCGGTCGAGATCTCCGGCGTCCTGAGCCCGTCGCTGCAAGCGGCAATCAGGAACGCAGTCAACCAGCTGGAGGAAATGAGCGAGGAAACACTGGAAGCCGCCGGAGCTGCCGAGCGTCTGGCTGCCGAAATCAGCACGCAAGAGTCCGTCCTGAGAAGCCTCGAACGGGGCTACGCCGACTTTATCGTGAGCGGCGAGGAAGGCACGGAGGAAGCCCGCGCACTCGCGGAGCAGATCCAAGAGCTCAGCAGCGAACTGGACGAAAACCGGGGAACGCTGGAAGCTGCGCAGCAGGCAGCCGAGCAGCTCGCCTCCGGCATGGACGAAACGGCCAGCGAGGCCGACCAGCTGAGGAACACGATCAGCGAGCAGGAAAGCACCCTCGAAAAACTCAAAGAGCGGTACGTCTCCCTTGCATTATCTGAGGACGACACGACCGACGAGTCGAGGGAGCTCGCCGAGCAGATCCAAGAGCTGAGCAGCGACCTGAACGAGAACCGGCAACGGCTCCAAGACGCCGAGAACGCGGCCGATCAGCTGGACAACTCGCTGGAACAAGTAGACGACTCGGCCCGGCTTGCGGACGAAGGCTTCACAGTCTTTAAGGCAACGCTCGCGAACCTCGCGGCAGACGCAATCCGGGCGGCAATCGACGGGATCAAGGATCTGGTGAGCAACGTCATGGAGCTGGGCCAGAACTTCACCAGCACCATGTCGGAGGTGCAGGCTATATCCGGCGCGACCGGCGACGAGCTGGAAACGCTGGAAGCCTGCGCCCGTGAGTTCGGCGCGACGACGACCTTCTCGGCGTCCGAAGCTGCCGAGGCCCTAAAGTATATGGCGCTGGCCGGGTGGGACGTGGAGCAGTCCACGAGCGCCCTCGGCGGCGTCCTCAATCTGGCCGCGGCGTCCGGCATGGAGCTGGGCGCTGCCTCCGACATGGTGACAGACTACCTGAGCGCCTTCGGCATGGAAGCAGATCAGGCGGCATACTTCGCCGACCTTCTGGCCTCAGCTCAGGCAAGCAGCAACACCACCGCCGAGGCTCTCGGCGAAGCGTACAAGAACTGCGCCGCCAACCTGAACGCAGCCGGGCAGGACGTGGAAACCGTCACCTCCCTGCTGGAAGGTATGGCGAACCAAGGCTACAAAGGCAGCGAGGCGGGCACCGCTCTGGCTGCAATCATGCGAGACATAACAAACGCCATGGACGACGGCCAGATCAAGATCGGCGACACCTCCGTGGCTGTCATGGACGCAGAGGGCAACTTCCGCGACCTGACCGACATTCTCACCGAAGTGGAAGCCGCCACAAATGGCATGGGGGACGCTGAGCGGGCCGTGGCCCTATCCTCCACTTTTACGGCCGACTCCACCAAGGGCCTGAACCTGATCCTCAACGAAGGCATGGACAGTATCGCCGGGTATGAGGAAAGCCTGCGGGGAGCCAGCGGCACCGCCGAGGAAATGGCGGCAATAATGAACGACAACCTCACCGGCGATCTGGCACAAATGAACAGCGCATGGGAAGAACTGGGCCTCAAAATCTACGAGCGCTTCGAGGGATCCCTTCGCTCTGCTGTCCAGTTTGTCACCGGCTCAGTGATACCGGGGATCGAGTGGCTGCTCGGCCACCTTCCTGAGCTGGGCGTGGCGTTCAGTGCTCTGGGCGCTGTCATAGCGGCGCTGAAATGGGGCACGATCGTGGAGAAGCTCACCATGGCAAAGGGAGCCATTCAGGGAGTTATGGCCGCTCTCGGCGGCTTGTCTGCTCCGGTGCTGGCGGTGATCGCTACCGTGGCAGCTCTGGCCCTTGCCTTCATGGACTTGTGGAGGAACAACGAAGAATTTAGAGCCAAGATCACGGCGATCTGGGACGGAATAAAGGCCAAGTTTGACGAGTTCGGGCAGGCAATCACCGACCGGCTCAACGAGCTGGGCTTCGAGTTTGAGGACATAACCGAGGTACTGAGCGCCGTCTGGAACGGCTTCTGCGAGCTGCTGGCCCCCGTATTCGAGGGAGTATTCCAGCAGATCAGCAACATTCTGGGCGTAGTGCTGGACGTGCTCGTCGGGCTTTTCGACGTGTTCGCCGGTATTTTCACCGGTGACTGGGATCGAGTCTGGCAGGGCGTCGAGGAAATCTTCGGCGGCGTCTGGGACTTCGTGGTGAATACCTTCACGAACTGGATCGACACCTTCAAGGGGCTGGCCGACACCGTTCTGGGCTGGTTTGGCTCCAGCTGGGACGAGGCGTGGAGCTCCGTCAAGGACTTTTTCGAGGGGATCTGGAACGGGATCGCCTCATTTTTTACCGGTATCTGGGAGGGGATCGTCTCCTTCATCACCGGCACGCTCGACTCAATCGCGACCACCTTCTCGAATATCTGGAACGGGATCACCTCGTTTCTGTCCGGGACATGGGAGACGATCAAGAACGTGGTGCAGGTGGGCGTCATGGCGCTGGGCGAAATCCTGAACGCCGCCTTCCAAATCATCACTCTGCCCTTCCAGTTTATCTGGCAGAACTGCAAAGATTTTATTATCCCGATCTGGGAGAGTATCAAGTCCACCGTGTCCGGGGCACTGGACGCGATCGGCGGCTGGATAAACAGCAAAATGGAGGCAGCAAAAGCCACATTCACGGCCGTGACGACCGCGATCAGCAACGTGGCAAGCACTATCTGGAGCGCGATCAGCACGACCGCCTCGACAATCTGGGAAAGCATAAAGGGAGCGATCAGCAGCAAGATCGAAGCAGCCCGCGCCGTGGTAAGCTCGGTGACGAGTGCGATCCAGAACGTCGCAAGCGCAGCATGGAACGCGATCAGCTCCGTGACTTCAAGTATCTGGAACACAATCACCAGCACGATCACCAACAAGGTGAACTCGGCCCTCAGTACCGTGTCGAGTGTGTTCAACACCATAAAAACGACGATCAGCTCGGCCCTGAACTCGGCCCTCAGCACCGTGTCGTCGATTTTTAACAGCATACACTCCGCGATCTCTGACAAGATAAACGCGGCCAAAAATGCGGTAAGCTCCGCAATCAGCGCAATAAAAAGCGCGTTCAATTTCTCGTGGAGCCTGCCACACCTAAAGCTCCCGCATATCAGCATAAGCGGCAGCTTTTCACTATCACCGCCAAGCGTGCCACACTTCGGTATTGAGTGGTACAAGGAAGGCGGTATTTTGACACAGCCGACGATCTTCGGAGCGTCCGGCAACAACCTTCTGGCAGGCGGCGAAGCTGGAGCCGAGGCCGTGGTGCCTCTGGCTACTCTCTGGGAGAAGCTGGACACCATGATCCACGAGGTATTCAACAGCGCCAGCTCGACCGGTGGAACCTCTGACGCAGGGCTCACCAGCAAGGCCGGGGAGCTGCTGACTCTGGACAACTTCTCACTGGGAAGTCTGGCAGACAACGGCGGCGTGGTTATTTATTACGACTTTTCCGGCTTCACATGGAGCCCACAGATCCAGACGGGCAATACCGGAGACGGGGACGACGACCTCATGGCGCAGCTCAAAGCGCACGAGGCTGAGTTCTTCGACTGGCTGGAGGAATTTATTCAAATGCGGGAGGTGGCCCAGTATGCGTAGAGTAACAGCCTACAAGGAATACGCCACGCGGGAGGGCGACACCTTCGACGCGCTGGCCCTCGAAATGTACGGCGACGAGACACTCGCCCACTATATCATAGACTTTAACCCCGACCATGCGGACGTGCTGATCTTCGACGCAAACGTGGCCCTCCGGCTGCCGATCGTCGAGGACGTGGAGACGCCGGACACGCTGCCGCCGTGGCGTCGGGACACTGAGGGCGAAGGGGGCAGCCCGTGAAACTTTTCTACAATGGGACGGACATATACAACGACGTATCGCTGAACTACTGCGTGCATGAGATGTACGCAGAAAAGCAGGCCGACACGCTCGTGCTCCGTTTCAACGACACCAAGGGGATCTGGAGCAAATGGAACCCGGCAGACGGTGACGTCCTCCGCTTCACTGAGGGAGCAAGCGACACCGGGAAAATGTTTCTGCACTCCATGAAACCAGAAAACGGACTCTTTACGATCCGGGCCATGGCTATGCCGAAAAGCGGAGCCACCAGAAAGTCCAAAAGCTGGGCGGGCGTCCGCTTCCTGCAACTGGGAAACGAAATCGCGGCGAACCATGGCCTCACTTTTCAGAACTACGGCTGCACGGATCAGGTATACCCGTATCTGAGGCAAGAGAGCGAGACAGACTTCGCTCTGTTTTCCCGCCTCTGCACGCTGGAGGGCTGCCAAATGCTCATATACGACGGCAAGCTGCTGGCGTACAGTGAACAATACATTGAGCAGCAGGCCGTCGCTGGCACGCTGGAGGTGGACGAAAACGGGAACTTTACCTACCAAGACAACCGGAGCGCGTGCTTCGGATCCTGCGAAGTAACCGCGGGCAACTTCTCCGGCACATTCTCAGCGCCGGACGCAAAGAACGCGGCCGTGCTCCGGGCGAAATGTATCGCCGAGGCGCAGCTCCGAGCTCCGGGGCTCCCTGCCTCCGGTGATCGCGTCACGCTTATGAGTAACAGCAACGCGGAGGCGGCCCGCTTCGCCAAAGGGCTGCTGAGGAACGCCAACAAATACGGGCACACGGGCCAGTTCTCCAAGGCCCTGCTGACCGGCTACGCTGCCGCAAGCCTGCTGCAGCTAAAGACCGAAAAGGCAAGCGCATGGAACGGCCCCGTGTTCGTCTACAAAGTGCGCCATGACTTCGTAGGAAATAAATCAACCCTGTATTTCAGGGATCTGCTGGAGGGCTACTAATGGGACAAATAAACAAAGGCAGGATCGCCAGCATAAAAGGCAACACGGCCCGCGTGGTGCCCTCTGACGCAGGCGCAAAGCCTACCGCAAATATCACGATCCCGTGGCACCTGAGAGGCGACACGGGGAAATTAAAGAAGGGCACGGCCGTGGTGTATGTCGAGTTTGACGACGCCACCGGGCTGCTGCTGGGACGCGCCGACGGAGAGTGGGGCGCATATCTTCCCCACCTGACAGCCGGAACCATAACGGGGGCCGTGCCTGACGGAGACGTCACGGCGGCAGGCGTGAGCCTGAAAGGCCACACGCACACCGGAGCGCATGGCGAAACCAGCAGCCCGCACTAAGGAGGGATAGCATGGCAACAATGGCAAAATGGGGCCCGAAAACATGGGCCGTGAGCTCTCAGAAAGTCGTCGCCCTTCAAGACCTCAGCTTCTCCTATTCGCAGGTGGCGGACAATAACACCTCCACCGAGGAAAAGAAAACCACCAACGAGAGAGGCACCGAGCTTTTCCCGCTCAGCTTCACCACGACGCTGCACTCCGGGGCGGGCGTAGACGTCCGGGCCGAGATCGAGAGCTGGAAAGCGCTTGTTACAAAAGTAAATTATTTCTATCTGGGCGGCAGGCAGCTGGGCCCGAAGCTCCAGCTCAGGAAAGTGTCCGTCGGCAGCGTAAAGACCGACGACTCCGGCCGCATACGGCTGGCGACGCTCTCCTTCGAGTTCAAAGAGTACGATCCAGACACCACCAGCGTGAAGGTGAACACCTCGGCGCTGAAAGTGAAGGCCAGCAAGACGACCAAGGCCCAGAAGAAAAAGACAAACACCGCCGTCAAGAAGGCGGCAAAAAAGACAATCAAGGTGGGCGACTATGTGAAGCCTACCGGCAAGAAATACGCAACCGGCCAGACGATCCCGGCATGGGTAAAGCAGCGCAGCCATAAGGTGAGCCAGATCAAGGAAAGCCAAAACAGGGTACTGCTGGGGCACCCGAACGGGATCAACAGCTGGGTGTATCTGAGCGAAGTCACGCTCGTGTAAGGAGGGAGGACATGCAAGCACATGGAAACGGGAACCCGGAAACGTGCGCCTCCAATCTGCTGCGGACGATCCGCGGCGAGGTGCCATACGACCGCGTGAGGGGGCGGGACGGTGCCCTGATCGACCAGCCGAACGCCACGGACGAAGCCGTCGCGGACGCTGAGTGGGTGCTGGAGACATTCGAGCCCCGCGTCAATATAAAGGACATACAGATCAACCCGGAGGCCGGGAACCCCGGAAACTTTAACACCTATGTGGACATTGAAAGGAAGGAGGACGAGGACGCATGAGCGAGCTCAAATTTATTGACACCGAAGCGGGGCCGATCCGGGACGGAATACTCGAAGATCTGGAGAACGGCGTCGGCGATCCCCTATATCCGGGCGACGAGCGCCGGATCTTCGGCGAGACTCTGGCTCAGGTAGTCGTGGCCGTGTACAACAGCGTGAACGACGCCTGCCGCCAGAAAATGCTCCGGTATGCCCGCGGGGACGTGCTGGACGCCCTGGGAGAAAACCGGGACACCGCCCGGCTCGATCCTACCTTCGCCACCACCACGCTGCGCTTCGGCGTGAATGAGGCCGTGTCTCATAATATCATCATACCGGCCCGGCTGCGGGTAACTGGCGACTTTATCCACTATTTTCTGACAGATCAAACCGTCGTGCTTTACGCCGGGCAGCTATTTGTCGAGGTAGGCGCGACGGCCGAGAAAGGCGGCGCAGACTATAACGACGCAGCGATCGGGGAGCTCTCCCAGATCGTTGACCTCTCAGACGTCGCCATGATTGACTATGTAACCAACACGGAGCCGACGGGCGGGGGAGGCGATCAGGAAACCGACGAAGCATACCGGGAAAGGATCCGGGAAGCAGAGAACCGGCTCAGCACGGCGGGACCTGAAAAGGCGTACCGCTACTGGGCGCTGTCTGCAAACCCGATTGTCACGGACGCGGTGGTGGAGTCTGAAACCGAGCGTGTAAAGCGGACGCTGAAAACATACGCCGGGCACGCCTTCCAAGGAGGCGCGAACCTGATCCCGGAGTCTCTGGTGGTGTATCTGCCCGGCGGCTCCGAGGCCGTGGCTGGTGCCGACTATACGGCCAGCTATGACGACGAGCTTCTGACGCTGGCCCTCTCCGGCTCTCTGGCAGCAGCCGACGAGGTAAAGATCGAGATCACCCGGAACATGTACGGGCGCGTCAAGATCGTGCCGATCTGCGCCGGTGGAGAGCTGCCGGACGAGGACATACTGGAGGCCGTGCGCCGCGTCTGCTCTGCGGACGACGTGAGGCCCCTCACCGACATTGTGCAGGTGGAGGCCCCGGAGGTGGAGCTCTACGACATAGAGCTGACATACTACACGACCAAGGCCAACGAGTCCGAAGTCGTCAAGAATGTGGAAGGCCCGGACGGGGCGATCAACCGGTACATTTACTGGCAAGGCTCCAATCTGGATCAGGACATAAACCCCGACGAGCTCAGGAAGCTGATCCTCTGCCCTCACTGGGTAGAGAACCCGATCGGGGCCACCCGCGTTATCATCACCAAGCCGGAATACAAAGAGCTGCCGAGCACCACCGTGGCGAAGTTTTCCGGGAACATCAACGTGCAGCACGTTGTAAAAGACTGAAAGGAGGTGGCACATGGGCGGCATGAAAGTGTCTGAGCTGGAGTTTTTGCGGCTTCTCCCCGCCTTCATGCGGGACGACGAGGCCGCGATCGCTCTCAGCAAGGCCATGAACCGACTCATAGGAGAGCCCAGCAAGCGCTTGAAAACGCTCAGAGTGTGGGACAACATAGACAACCTCAACGAAGCAGAATGCGACGAGCTGGCGTGGGAGCTTGACGTGGACTGGTACGACTCCACCGGCATGAGTCTGGAGGAAAAGCGGGCCACGCTAAAGATCGCCCAGCAAGTAAAGCGCAAGCGCGGGACGAAGTGGGCCGTGGAGCAGCTGATCTCCGCATACTTCGGCGAGGGCTACATCATGGAATGGTACGAAATGTACGGCACCCCGTACACCTTCGTGGCGCTCACCACAAACCCGCATATCACGGCCCAGAACTTCGGCAAATTCGTGGAGGCCGTGAAGGCGGCCAAGAACGTGCGCTCGCACCTCGCGGGCGTTTTCTATTTCTGGCAGCAGGGGCCGGATCCGGGCATTGAGTACGCTCTGGGCTCCAAGCTGCACCGGTACAACTTCGTGAAATGCGGCACCCGTCCGAGGATCGCGACGGTGGGCTTTATTGTAAAGCAGAGCATTGAAACGGAGCCGGAGGAAAAGCTGCACCTCTACGGCTTCCCCCGATCCGGGACGATTATTTGCGGCACCTATCCGCGGCCCGGAACTCTGGGCGCAGCTGCAAAGAATGAGATCGCCGTCGAAGGAACGGCCGAGCCTATCCGGTACGGCTTCGGCAGAATGGCCGGAACCTACCCGCAGCCCGGAACTCTGGGCGCAGTCGTGCGGCAGAATATTGAGGCGGCACCGGAAACGGATCCGCAGCTCTACGGCTTCACCAGCGCCGGGACAATCACCTGCGGCACCTATCCGCGGCCGGGCACACTGGGGCGTGTGCTCCAGAACCCGATCGGCGCAGAACTGGAGACGGAGCTCACCGGCTACCGGTACAAAGGAGCCGGATCCCTCGCCTGCGGCACCTATCCGCGCATTTTGTCCGTGGGCGCAAGTATAGCAAGAAAGATGGAAGCGGCCGCGGGGCTTTTCTGCGGCGCGTATGGCTTCGTAAAGTGCGGGACGCGGGGAGCCGGAACAAAAGGCGCGGTTATAACCAACAAGGCAGCTACAGCGGCGAACCTCACCAGCGCGGCGTATAGCTTCGTGAGGTGTGGGACACGGCGCTGCGGTGAATAAACAGAAAGGAGGGCACGCACATGGCGTATTTTTACGACAGCTTCATGGAGCACCGGAGGAAACAGTGGCTCCGCTCGATCCACGCCGTAGAGGCTCAGGTGGGCGCAGCGTGGCACCGTGGAACCATTAACAAGAAAACGATCGAGGGCGACACGCTGGTGATTTTAGCGACGTTTCCGACGCTGGACGCCGTAGAGTGTACGATCTCGGCCTCTCGCCTCATTGACGTGCGCGGAGAGGTGGCAGCCTACCAGCAGCGCGTCATTGAGAAGGTGAGCCAGCAGGGCGTCCTCGTGAAGCTCACGATCCCGATCTATGAAGTGACAACCTAAAGGAAGGAGGAACAACGACATGTACAGAAACACCCACTGGATCGACGAGGTAAAAGACCAAGAGACAGAGGAAGTCATTCAGGAAGGCACCCCGCAAAGCGCCGGGCACTTCAACAACATGGAGGGCGGTATTTCAGACGCACACCTCGCCGCGGCCCTGCTGATTATTCAGGGCGGGCTCACGGCCGCTCAGGTGGAAGTGGAGGAAAAGACGGTCACGCTCAGCAATAGCCAGAGCTACCCCTTCAACAACTCCACCCAGACGATCGCCCTCAATACCGTGCGGAACTTCACGGACTACACCGTGGAGGCCGAGATCACCGACCACGACGGCAACGTCGGAGACGTGAAGATCTTCGACCGTATGCTGAACGGCTTCAAAGTGGCCTATGACGGCAGCGCGAAAAAGGCAACCATTAAACTGAGAATTAAAGGAGGAATGTAACCATGGCAAAGACCAACAAAGTGACCGTGCTCGAAAAGAACGCGGGCCAGAAAATCGACTTCGAGCAGAGCAGCACCCGCCTGATCTTCGGCGACGACGAGCTCATGCTGAACGCGGCCAAGTATCAGAAGGACTGGGACGTCGAGGTGGACGTCTGCCGGGATAAGTCCGGCAACCTGACGATCGGCACCGGCTCCGGGCTGCGCTATGTGGCGCAGGTTATGATCCCGGCCGCAACCTACACCGAAACCGAGATCCCGGCAGAGGAAACGGACGAAGCTCTGGAAGCTGAGGACGCAGCCGAGAACGGCGACGGCATGAACCAGAAAACCACCGTACAGAGAGAACAGAACCCGCTCGACATGGGCGACGTGACCGTTATTCTCTGGAGCATTGAATAAGACAAGGAGGACATGACAATGGCAAATTTTGATCTTTCCATGCTGGCACTCAAAAGCGTGTGCCCTAACAACACGATCGAGGTGGACGACACCGATCTCCCCTCCGTGCTGGTGTATATCCCGGCATTTAAGAACAGCGACGTGCTGACCGGCGGCAACGACTCCACCCACCCCGCTTTTATCGTGAACGGCGTCCAGATCCCCGGCTTCTACTACTCCAAGTACCAGAACGTCGTCCACGCTGCGATCAATACCGAAGGCTACAACGTGACGGCAGCGTACAGTCTGCCCGGCGAGGATCCGGCCGTCAATATCGACTTTGACACCTCCCGCGCCCGCTGCGAGGCCAAGGGCCACGGCTGGCACCTCTCCACTAACGCAGAGTGGGCCGCGATCGCCCTCTGGTGCAAAAAGAACGGCTTCATGCCCTACGGTAACAACAACTACGGCAAGGACACCCGCGAAAGCAATTACAAGGCGATCCCGAAGTCTACGGACAGCGGACGCACTGGCCGCGTGGCAACCGGCACCGGCCCGCTCACATGGAGCCACGACAAAACTCTGGGCGGTATCTGGGATCTGAACGGTAACGTGTGGGAGTGGCAGAGCGGAATCCGCTTCGTATGGGGCGAACTCCAGATCCTTGCAAACAATGACGCTGCGGATCCTGACAACCCGCAGAACGAGACGAGCGTGTGCTGGAAGGCAATCAACGCGGCCGACGGCTCTCTGGTGGATCCTGAGTGCAGCGTCTCCGGCTCCGCGAAGCTGTCCGGCAACACCGTGAAGCTGGACTATGTGAGCAACAAGTGGACATATAGCACCACCATTTCCAGCCTTGCGGATCAGAGCCGGAGCTGTCTCTTTGCAAATGTCACCTGCTCCGCTGCGATCGGCGCGGCCACAAAGGTGCTGCTCCGTTCTCTGGCTCTGCTGCCTGACGAGGGCGCAGTCGAGGCAGACTACGAGGGCGACTACTACTGGCTGAATAACGGCGTAGCCGAGCGCGGCGTGGTCCGCGGGGGCTACTGGAACGACGGTGCGGGCGCTGGTGTGTTCTCCTTCAGCGGCTACTACTCCCGCGCGGATGTCCGCTGGGGCGTGGGCTTCCGCTCCGCTTATATCCCGAATATCGGGTAATCTGGCAATCTGAAAATCTGGCAAGGGGCGGCCCCCACCAAAGGGCCGCCCCTCACCTTTTGAGGAGTAACACATGGATAATTTAGAGCTGCGCCAGCGTATCACCCGGAGCATGATCCGAGTGGCTGAGCGCACCCAGAATATGAGGCGGCCGGAGAAATTCGAGTACCGCAAGCACATGACGAACACCTTCATGGAAATGCTGGAGCTCTGCATTGAGGCCAACCGCTCGCGGGGCAACCGACGGCTGGAGCTCCAGAACAAAATGGACACGAAGCTGGACGTGCTGCGCACTCTGGTGGACACGGCAGTCTCGCCGGAGGATCGGCTGATCTCTCCGGGGCTCCACGAAGTCTGGAGCAAGGAACTGAACGAAATCGGGCGTATGCTCGGCGGCTGGAAAAAGTCGAACGTGTGAGCCCGTGGGGAATGTGTCAAGAAAAAAGGAGGCGCTGCGTGATCCGCGGGGGCAACTGGAACAACGGTGCGAACGCTGGTGTGTTCTACTTCAACGGCAACAACTCCCGCGCGAATGTCAACTGGAACGTGGGCTTCCGCTCCGCTCTTGCCTTATTTTGTTATTGTCTGCGGGCTACGGCCCGGCAGAAACACCGAGGCAAAAGGGACGCATTTCCCGGCCGTCAAGGCCAAAGATCAGCGCCCGTGCAGCCTGCTGGTGAAAGTCACCAGAGGCGGCGAGCAAACCGCGGAGGCTGGCCGTTCCCTCGCAAGCGGGTGAAGGCGGCCGAGATCCTATGGTGTGGCGACCATAGAGGAACGGACGCGCCAAGGAGTGTCACACGCGGGCCATTATTTTGACAGTGAAGGAGTGAGGACATGGAAACATCAAACCGGCCCTCCCTTCTGGAGAGAATATACTCGTGGGAGAACCTGCTCAACGCATACCACGAGGCAGCGAGCGAGAAATGGTATCGCGGCGACGTTGTGGCCTTCTCGGCCAATCTGGAGGAAAACCTGATCGACATACAGAACGCCCTCATGTGGCACACCTACACCGTGGGCCGGTATCGGCAGTTCTACGTCTCAGAGCCGAAGCGCCGCCTCATAATGGCGCTGGGCTTCCGGGATCGCGTCGTACAGTGGGCCATATATCTGCAAGTAAACCAAGAGCTCGACAACGGCATGATCTACCACTCATACGGCTGCCGCGTGGGTAAAGGAACCACCAGAGCGGCCGATCGGCTTCAATACTGGAGCGAGCAGGTGGACAGAAAGCCGGGCCCGCGCTGGCACTACTTAAAACTGGATATTTCAAAATATTTCTACCGGGTAGACCATGAGGTGCTGCTCGGTATTTTAGCGCGGAAATATCCGGGCGAGGACGGTTTTCTCTGGCTCATGCGGGTGATCGTGTGCTGCGACCATACCCCGTTCGGCCTACCGCCGGGAAAGAGTGCCGACGAGGTGCCGCCGTCTGAGCGGCTTTTCGAGGTGGGTATGCCGATCGGCAACCTCACCAGCCAGCTGCTCGCGAACGTCTGCCTCAACGAGCTGGATCAGTATGTCAAGCACGAGCTCAGGGCCCACTATTACGTCCGGTACATGGACGACATGGTGCTGCTGCACCAAGACGCCAAAGTGCTGAACGAGTGGCGCGTGCTCATTGAGGAATACCTCAACGAAGTGCTGCACCTCGAACTCAACAGCAAGACCACGATCGGCCTCGTCTGCCGCGGTATCACTTATGTGGGCTGCCGGATCTATCCGGGAAGGCGCAAGCCGACGCCGCAGGCCGTCAAGAAAATGAAGGCCCGTATGCGATACATAGCCAAGGAATACGAGGCGGGCCTGATTGACTTCGACGCGGTGGACGCAACCATGCAGAGCTACTTCGGCATGTTGGGACATTGTGCCACCCGCGGGCTCCAGAAGTGGATCGAACGAAACATAATTTTCAAACGCAGGGAAAGCGAATTTTCTCAGGAGGTGAACACATGGACGTAACAGCAATCGTCATAGCCGCCAGCATACCCTCAGCGCTGACGGGCTTCTGTTTCTGGCTGATCGAGCAAAAGCTCCAGAAACGGGCGAAAAAACAAGAGGACGAGGAAAAAGAACGCCGGGAGGCAGAGGAAAAGCGCGAGCGGCTCAGGGAGCAGCAAGAGCTCTTTCTGGTGCAGGGAGTCGGAGCAGCGATCGCTCTCGGTGAAGCAACCGCCAAGGCCGTGCAGCGGATCCCGGACGCTCATTGTAACGGGGACATGCACGCCGCGCTGGAATATGCGGCAAAAGTGAAGCATGAACAAAAAGACTTTTTAACCGAACAAGGGATCGGCGCACTGTTCGACTAAGGAAGGAGGAACTCATGCAGGGATATGAAGAACCCGAAGCAGCAGCTCCGGGGACAACCGAGCCGGATCCAGAACAGATCCGGCAGCTTTATGAAGAAAACCGGAGACTCAGGAAGCAGATCCGGCATCTGAAAGCTGCTGCAGCAGAGAGGAAAAAGGTGGAGTTTTCAAAGCTCATTTTTCTGGGCGTGAGTATCGTCACCATAGCGATCACCGTCTTTTCCTGCCGCGTGATCTGGCTCACCATGGACACCTCGGCGCTGGCCTACCTGATCCCGGCCGTGTTCGCTGAAATGGCAAGCGCGACCGGCTTCTACTACTCCAAAGCCAAGGCCGAGAACAAGATCAAGCTCATGGCGGCGTCTGGCGTGCAGCCGGAGCCGTCAAACTTTAACGACTATTAAGGAGGCGACAACATGGCACTGACTGGAAACAACACCGAGGCGAAGATCTGGAACAACCTCAAAGGCTGGATCCAGAACGACTACGGCGTGGCGGCCCTCATGGGGCACTTGTACGCCGAGAGTGGCCTCAATCCCCGGAACCTGCAAAACAGCTACGAGAAAAGCCTCGGCTACACGGACGACACATACACGGCCGCCGTAGACTCTGGCAAGTATGCAGGCTTCGTCCGGGACGGCGCAGGCTACGGCCTCGCCCAGTGGACGTACTGGAGCCGCAAGGAGGCGCTGCTGGCCTATGTAAAAGCGGCCGGGGCCTCCGTGGGCGATCTGGAGACACAGCTCGGCTTCCTGCGCAAAGAGCTGGCCGAGAGCTACCCGGCCGTACTTGCGGCCCTGAAATCGGCCAAAAGCGTGCGGGAGGCTTCGGACGTCGTACTCACCAAGTACGAACGCCCAGCAGACCAGAGCGAAAACGTAAAAATCAAGCGGGCAGGCTACGGCCAGACGTACCTCAGCAAGTACGCAGGCGGCAGCTCTGCCGGAAAGGAAGGTAACACAATGAGCAATAGTTCACTGGTAAATTGTACGGTTTACAGTCCTAACCACAGCGGAAAAAGGACTCACAGCATTGACACCCTCACGCCGCATTGTGTCGTGGGCCAGCTCACGGCCGAGGCGATCGGGGGCTGCTTCCCTAAAGGCAGGGAGGCAAGCTGCAACTATGGCATAGGGAAAGACGGCCGGGTGTGCCTGATCGTGGACGAGTGCAACCGGAGCTGGTGCAGTTCGAGCAGCTCAAACGACCAGCGGGCGATCGCGATCGAGTGCGCGAGTGACACGGCCAGCCCCTACGCCATGAACTCTGCCGTGTACGAGAAGCTGATCCAGCTCTGCGCTGACATCTGCAAAAGAAACGGCAAAACAAAGGTTTTATGGCTCGGCAGCAAGGAAAAGACGCTTGCATACACACCGAAAAGCGACGAAATGGTGCTGACGGCGCACCGGTGGTTTGCGAATAAATCATGCCCCGGCGACTGGCTGTACTCCAGATACGGAGAGCTTGCGAACCGGATCAACGCCCTGCTGGGCTCTGGAGCCTCTACCGGATCCAGTAGCTCCGGCAGCTCTGGATCTGGAAGCGCCTCACCCTCCGGCTCTGTTCTGTATTGTGTCCAGACTGGCGCATATTCCCAGAAAGCAAACGCGGACGCGCAGGCGGCCAAAATGAAGGCGAAAGGCTTCGAGGTACTCGTCAAGAATGTGGGCGGCATGTACAAAGTGCAGACCGGCGCATATTCCAAGAAGGCAAACGCGGAGGCCCAGCTGGCAAAGGTAAAGGCCGCAGGCTTCGACGCCTTCATAACCTCGAACGGCGGCAGCGCTGCCGGATCCTCGGAAATCGCCGTGGGGGACACGGTGCAGTTCGCTGGAGGCCCGCACTATAAGAACGCAGACGCCACCAGCGCCAGCGGAAACCCGAAAGCGGGCCCGGCCAAGGTGACGGCGATCAAAAAGGGAGCCAAGCACCCGTACCATGTCGTACACACCAACGGGCAGTCCTCAGTCTATGGCTGGGTAGACGCCGACAAAGTAAGCAAATAAGGGAGGAAACACCATGAACGAGACAATGCAGCAAATTATGAGCGCGTGCGTGCCCGTCCTCTGCCTGCTAATCACAGCGGGCGGGGCCTATGCCGTGGCGCTGCTCCGCAGAGAGACAGCAAAGATCCAGCAGCAGATCGACAACGAAACCGCGAGCAAGTACATGGACATGGCAGCGGACGCGGTAGAGCAGGCGGTAACATTCACCGCCCAGACCTTCGTTGACGCCCTGAAAAGCTCCGGCGGCTTCACCAAAGAGAAGCAGCTCGAAGCCTTCCAAAAGTCCAGAGACAAAGTGCTGGAGATCCTCGGCGACACGGCCGTGGCCGCCCTCAATGAGATTTACGGAGACTTCGACGCATGGATCGACACCAAGATCGAGCAGGTATGCCGCGACCTCAAACGCCCGGACAACGGGGAGACAGCGACAACGGCAGCCACCACGCGGCCAGCGTAG